CCCGGCTTTCGTGGTCCAGATGGTGCTGGCCGGATCCGCAATCGTCAGCGTGAAGGAGGGAATCTGGTCGAAGCCCGCCTGCGACATGGCCTGGATGGCATCGATATTCGAATCTGCCAGCCGGCATTCGTACGTGTTTCCGCCATAAGTGACGGAAGTGGCGCCGGGGTCTGAAGCCGTCGAATAGTAAACGGTGTCGCCATCGAGCGCGACAATGCTCACAAGTATGAGCGGGCGTGGCGGGTTCGACTGGTCTTTCTGACCGAGGATTGTGAACGACATTTAGAGAAAGTGGAGGAGGCTTGGCTTATGCCGAAAGTGAGAAGTTGAGGAGAACCAACTGGCAGAATGTGAGGCCGCCAAGCGTGTATGAGTTCTGGTTGATCTGCGCGAAGGTAGTATCGTCGCCGTCGATCGCGTTTCCCGGGTTGACCACAGTTCCGTGTGCATTTGGGACGACGACGTACGCAGTGGGCCGGTAGCGGCTGGTGGTTCCGTCCGAGAACGTGACGTCCATATAGCAGTCGTAAATCAGGTATTCATCGGGCGGTGAGTTCGTCCCTGCCAGCGACTGGAACGTGTAGAAGTTGACGAACATGTCGATTGGGTTCGGGTTGCTGTAAAGCGGGCCGATGCTCGCGCTCCAAGTCGTTCCAGCCCAGCTCGAGGTGTTGGTCCGCTTGGCATAGGTACTCGGGTCGAAGATGACCGTACCCGCTCCAAGGACTGCGAACGATCCCAGCGTGATACACGCGTTGCCCGCCGTGTCGGGTCCGGCGTTGTGGGCAGTGATGCAAGTTAACACCGCACTGACTGCACCCGATCCCTGCTGATAGGCTTCGACGGTGAGGCTGACGCGGTTCACATTCGGCTCGATGTACTCGATGACCATCTCGTCCGTCGTGTAATAAGCGTCCTCGTAAGTAGTGAGTGTTTCCGGGTCGGTGAATGTAAAGGAAGAGAATCGGCCCCAATTCGCCAGGAAGTGAGCTTCGAGCAGCGCCGTTTCCGCGTCGGTCAGCATGTCGCCCCCGATAACCCACTGCCGCAAGCCTTCGGTTGGAAAGGCAATAAGATGGCCGCCGTACCAGGGATAAGTCCACTTCGGCCCGGCTTCCATGCTCGACACTTCGGTCTTGTATTGCTGGTTTTGCTGCCAGGGAATCTGAGTCCTGGTGGTGTTGGGAAACGCCGGAAGAGCAGCCCCAAGTGCGAATGCCGGGCCCCAGGAGACCGTATCTCCCGAAGTGTGCGTCGCGGCGGTTGTGCCGAGCTGCCCGCGGGATACCGTGAAGTGCGTCGAATCCGGCGTCCAAGTGATCAGCATCGTTTCCGTGCCGATCGTGATGTAGCCATTGAAGCCGGCGACTGATGCGACGGTGATCGAGGTGTCCCCGATCAGCACATCCGCTCCCAGTGTCGTAGTTGGCCGCAAATTCTGCGCTTGCGTCTGGCTCAGTTTCAGTCCGGAGTCCCACATCGTGGTAGCGCGGACCTTGCCGGAGTACAAGTCGGAATCGAGGGAAAGGTTGGTGTAAGTGACGTTGCCGAGCGTCAGGGTTTCGTTGGTGGCGTTCTGCCCGAGAGCGGAGGCGGCCAATGCTTTGACGCTGTTTTTGTCGGCGGGGTTGAGGCGAGTGAAGGGGAGGTCGAAAAGCACCCGGGGACTCGAAAGGATCGAGCGCTGCTGGGAGCCGTCCTGGTTCGTCGTGACCAGGGTCGAGCACTTGATGGTGCGCTTGAACGGATAGAGCGCCTGCTGTGCCGTGCCGCGGAGGGTGGGGAGAGCGAGAGACATTTCAGGCTAGAGTGAGGGAATGGAAGCGGTAATCTTTGACCGGTATGGAGATCGAGTGGAAAGCGTTGATGCCATCGTCAATCTCTGGAAAGAGATCAAGCTCGCGACGATGAGATTGAGAATCCCCATCCTTACCGACAGAGAAGAGGACCGGCGAATAAGCCTCGAACACATTGAAAAGCAGGCCGAATTATTAAGAACGGAACTGGAAGGCATGTCCCTCGACGAACTCCGAAAAGAAGCCGCTAGAATCTTCCGCTAGCCGACCAGATACCGGATCTGCCGCGAGTGTTCCGAATCCCCATTCTTCAGATTTGCCGCACTGGCCGCGCCGACCGCATCACTATGTTTCATGAGGGCTTCGGACATCGATTGCGTGTCGATCGCATTGATGTTCCCGGTGTATGCCGGCGCGTTGTGGACTGGTCCGTTGTAGTTGTTGATGACGGTCGGAGCCTGAGTCTGCGCTGGTGAAGACGGAGTGAACGGCGCGAGCACGCTTCCCGGTACCGGCGACACGTAATTCGAGCCGTGAGTATAGATGTAGGGTTCGACGACTTGCGGCGCGGAGCGGAACGGCGAGCTGCGGACCTTGCCGAACTGGTCGGTATCCGTGAAGTTGCCGTGCATGTCTGTCGAGAGATTCAGCGCTTCAGGTGCAAGGTATTGGTTGGTCGCCAGTTCGTGGGCGATCGCCTGCTGTCGCACAAGATGAGGGTCGGGCAAGATTGCCGAAATGATCCCGGTTACCATCGCGCCAGCCGCGAGTACGGCCTTGCTGATCGGTTCCGGGTCGAGAACGGCTGCGGTGCCGAGAATGGAGCCTGTGCCTTGAAGCGCGCCCCTCGCGCCGCCCTTACTGAAGCCGCCGATCGCGCCCATCACGCCGCCTGCTACTACCCCGGCCGTGCCGATTCCAGCGCCGATCCGTTCCGAGGTGGTGAAATTCTGGGCCCCGACGCCGCCCGGTCCCTTTCCAACTCCAGTGAAGATGCCTTGCAAGTCTCCGGTATGGCCGAGTCCGGATAAAACTCCGTTCAGCCCGGAATACGGTGCCTGAGAACTACCGACTCCGAGCGCTTTGCTGAGCTTGTCCAGTACCCCGCCGGAGGTACCGGAAGCCGGTTCATTTCCGATGTAGTTCGGGGAATCGCGCATCAATGACGGGCGCTCGGACCACACTGAATCCGCTGCACTTCCTATTTCGGATCCAGACGCCACTCCGGATTTACCAAGCGAGCGGAGGATGGCCGAATACGTCGAACCGTTAACCGCCCCGCCTCCCCCTCCGGACGCTGCGATCGCAGTTGACCGCGCATTGATAAGCGCGCTCGTGTTCACGTTCAGCGCCGCCGTGTTGCGGTCGGTCGAATAGCTATTGACGGAGAGCGGAAGCGCAATGATCCCTTCCCCCGCTTGCGGGTTGGCCGGTTGCCCGATCTGGCTTGAGAATGTGCTGCCCGGTCGCTCCGGTGAGTTCTGATGGAAGATGAACGGGTTATTGCGGCTCGCCCCTCCGAAGATGGAAGGATTCTCGAGCAAGTAGCGGAAGCGGTCGAGGGACTGCGTCAGCCGGACTGTGGGGTCGTTCGGGTCGTTCTGCTGAGCGGCATTGTCCCGGTGAATCCGGGTCATGGTGTCGTTCAGCGCATTGTTCGATTCGGTGTTGGCATCGAGCGTTGCCCGGTGATTAGGGTCGGTACCGGTGCTCGAGGGTTCACCGCCTGCGTTGCTCAAAGTCCGGTTGAGGTCTTCGGTAGCGCGGGTGTTTCTGTCCGTCGAGGTTGAGTTGGCCTGGACGCTCTTCTGATGGTCCGCCTGTGCTTTGAGCAGGTCCTGCTGAGCGCGTTTCGCCGCGCCTTCCTGGTCTCCGAGCGGGGTACCGGCCAGGACCTTGCCGAGCGTCGTCGGTTTACCCTCCGCGTCGGTTTGGCCGGGGATCTTCGGCGCTACTTTTTTGACGGTGTCGAAAGTCAGTCCGGCGACGTTAGAAACGATCTGGTCGAAGATCTTGTGCCCGAAGTTCCGCAGGAAATCGCTGGTGGCGCTCCCTCCGGTTAGTCCGGAATTGACGACGCCGACAACGAACTGCTTGTACTCTTCCTCGCCCTTCTTTCGGATCTCGGCTATCCGCAGTTCGATTTCGATCCGCTCGTCGCCCAGCTCGCGCTCGAAGCCACGCTGTGACTGGATCTCTTCCACTCTAAGCCGGGCAAGTTGCTCTTCGACTTCTTTCTGCCGTGCGGGAAAGCGCTGGCCGAGGTCTTCCTGTTCTTTGCGCTGCGCGTTAATGTTGCGCTGCCGTTCGTCGAGGTCCAGTTGCGCTGCTTGCCGGCGAAGGTCGAGTTGCTTCCGTAGGGTGTCGAGTTCGGCGCCGGGACCGCTGTCCGAATTGATCGCCACCAGGCGGGATTGCCGCGAGAGTTCCGACTTGCGGTCCTCAATATCGGCATGAGTTGTGGCGTCGGTGATCAGGCGGGCGTTTCGCGCCGCCGATGCGGCATCTTCGAACCGCTTTCTGTCGAGCGCGGTTAATTCGAGGATGCGCGCCTTTTGGGCTTCGTAGAGTGCCAGTGCGGCATCACCGGCGGCCTTGATTGCCGCCTGGTCGATGGCCTTATTGTCTGTCCCTAGCTGCTTCTGGTCGGGCTTGATCTGCTGGCGTTCGTCGCGTTGTTTCCGGAGTTCCGCGATTTCGCGGGACGCGTCCTGGAACGCGGCGTTCGCCTCACGGATCTTGGCATCGAACGCTGCCTGGATGCCGGCTTCGTCCTCTCCCTGGTTGCGCCCCTGCGCCAGTGCGATTTCAGCCTCGCCTGACGACCGGGCTTTGTCGAGCCTTCGCGATTGGTCGATTACCGTGGCAGCGACAGACCGGCGATTCTGAGCCTGGGATATCTGCAGTTCCTGGTCGAGTCGCGCATGCTGGGCTACTCTGATCCGCTCGATCTGCTCACGGCCTTCGGCATTGAGCTTGTTCTCTTCCCGGAGCTTCTCAATGCGAGCGGCGATTTCGACGTTGATTTTCTTGTGGCCGGTGAGTTCGCCCGCTTCCGCCTTTTCGGCTTCGGCGCGCAGATTGATGGCTTCTTGCGCCTGCTGGGCGGGAAGGTGTTTGGCCTTGTTCAGCGATTCGAGGGAGGCTTCGAGGCGCTGTATCGCTGCCTGTTGCTTGTTGTACTCGGCAGTCTCTTTGGCGCGTGTTTCGGCGTCGATGCTATCGCTGCGCAGGTCCGGACGCAGTTTGGCTGCCGCCGCCTTCGCCGTGTGGAGTTGCTCTTCCAGGGCTTCCTTCGTTTGATCGTCGCGGCGCTTAAAATCCTCACCGCTCGTCGGGAAGGAGATAGCTGCCGAAACTGATTCTTTCGGCTTCGGCTTTCCTGCCTCGGTCCTGGCTTCATCGAATTTCAGTAGCCCTTCAATCGCCGTGGCTACGGGCGATGTATGCACTAGCGCTGTGCCGGCATCGCCCACCACGTTCTGAAGAATAGGATTCTGCAGGATCGCCGTGATTTTGGCGATGACAGGAATAACGACGGGCGACAGCTCAACAGCCAGCGATCGCTTGAACTTTTCCCAGCTAAGCTCGAGCTTGTCGATTGCGTCGTCAGCCTCGAGGAGTTTCTGCGTCCCGGCAACATCTTCGCCGATGTGGATCTCGGAAACTACTTTTTTGAGGTTCTCGTAATCCTTGATGAGCGGCTGTAGGACTTTGGCGCTTCGGCCGAGGGTCTCGTTGGCAAGTGCCAGCCGGGTTGCAGTCTCCGGAATCTTCGACAGCTCGTTGAGAGCCTGCAGGACGATCGGCCCTGTTTCTTTGAGCCCACCCTTCAAGCCGATGGTTTCGATGCCCAGCTTGTGCAGGGCGTCGGCCGCTTTCTTGCCGGTGGTGGTGGGATTTTCGAGCGCTTCCCCGAGCAGGCGTGAAGCCGCCTCGAGGGCGCTGATGTCCACGCCGGCGATGTGTGCGGCGGCCTGGAGTTTCTGCGCTTCGCCAACCGATAAGCCGATCCTGTCGGCCAGGTTTGATATCGCTTCCTCAGCCTTGCCTGCTTCCTGGACCAGGTCGAAGCCGGTTTTCACCGCCACAACGCCAAGCGCCACAATTGCGCCGGCGGCCAGTGTTGCCGGGCTGAGGATTGCGCCGAGTCCACCCGCGAGTGAACCGGTGCCTTGAAGGAGCGAGCCCACCTGTCCGTCGACAATACCGGCCGATTGGCCGAGACGCAGAAACGCGCTCGATGTTGCGTTCGCGGCCTGTTCCGCCTTCTTTAACTCCTGCTCGGCGCGCCTTATGTTTTCAGCTTCGGCGATTGCCTGAAGCCGTCCGCCAGCCTGAGTCCGCCGCGCATTCTCCGCATACGCCAGTTCCTGGATCCGGCCATCCGCCTGGACGTTGGAACCGAATGGCTGAGCGGCAAAATCCCGGCCGCCGAAGCGTTGCCCCGAAGCCTGATTGCGCTGCGCCTGGGTGAGCTTATCAGTTGCCGCAGTTGCCGCATTTGCGGAAGTGGCCGTCTTTTCGTTCGCCGCCGCCAGGTCGTGCGCTCCACGCGCCGCCTGTTGCTGGGAGGCAGCCAGTGCCGCGGCTTCCTTGCCGAGACGTGCCAAGCCTTCGAACCCGCCGTTTGAGGTCGCGGCGATCCGCTGCAACGCTTCGCTCAGTGACGACCCCGCTGCGACATCGGCCCTTAGCGCAGCCTCGAATACCCGCAGATCGGCAGAGCTTGCCTTCGTCGATTGCGAAAGCTTCTCGACGATGCCGGGGATCTGGGCGAGGTCGTCCTTGCCGGGGGTTGAGATTTGGAAGCGGATATCGTAGGGCACGGATTTAGTACATTCTGCTTATTGGAAATTGAATGCGAACGTGATTAAAATGATCCGGTGAGCAATCCTGACAGCGCGCCCAATCTGCCTTGGGTTATTTATATGCTGAAGTGCCCACGGACTCTTCAGGTCAAATATGTCGGCAAGACTAACAGGACGCTCAAGAGACGGCTGCAGCAGCATATTGTTTCGGCACTAAAGAATCCCACGGCAACTTATCGCGATCGGCGACTTTTCGAATACATCTGCATTGGCCTTTTACCCCTCATCGAACCGATTGAAAACGGCGAGGGAGACGGATGGGTTGACGCGGAAAAACACTGGATCGCTCATTACAAAACCGCCGGCGCTAAGCTCTGGAATACAACCAACGGCGGCGATGGAACCAGGCGACTCTGGGGGACCTTTGAAGAGCGCAGCGCCGTAGGAAAGCGCAACGCACTGAAGCAGACATTCGAGCAACGAAGCGCCGTCAGCAAAGAAATATGGGCGAGATTGACGCCGGAGCAACGAAGCGACAAGGTAAGAACACTACAAGAGCGTGTCCCTTTTGAGGTAAAGTCGCAGGCAGCGAAGGGGCGTTGGGCGAACAAGAGTAAAGAACAGCGAACGCAGATCATCAAAAAGGCAAAGGCCACGATGGGGCCAGAGAAACGAAGCGACGCAGCACGTAAGCGAGCCGCCAATATGACGCCCGAGCGCCGCACTGCGATCGCCCAAAAACAATGGCTAAACAAAAATGGCGAAGATCGGGGGGCTGCGGCTAGAAAACGCTGGGCCGCCGTCACACCAGAAGAACGCCGCCAACAGCTTTCCTCTTTTTCGGGTTCCCGCACTACTGAACAGAGGCGCGATACCGCGAAACAATTTCAAGCCGCTAGAACACAGGAAGAACGCAGTGCCGCTGGAAGGCGCGCCGCTCAAACCCGGCTCGCAAACTCAACACATGAACAGCGAAGCGCATGGGCTAAAAAATCCGCAGCCTCAGTTCCTCCTGAAACTAGGAGGGCTAATGCCCGTAAAGCCAACCTGGCCGCAAATAAGGCCCGGTGGGGATCAAAGCACCAGTCATAGTGCCTTTTGCGCCGCGACCTGTTGTGCCTGATCGTGCCGCATCTTTTCCCTTGAAAGTAAAAGATATGTTTCAAGCCATGCGCCTGGCCAGTCTTTCGCCTCGCCCATCGGGTGCAGCTGCTCGATCGGCTGCGTCTGGCTGAAGATCTGGACTAAGTCCCGGGATTCGTCCGCCGGGTTGCGCGTCAGGCGGGAGACCGGGCACTCCGGAGAATCAACATCATCAATCGAAACGTAGGCGGTCCGGGTGCCCTTGGTGGTTTCGAATGGCATGGGATAAGTCGGTGTCCACTTCCACCCTGGTTTCGGCGTCCAGTATTGGAACCAGAACCGGAGAACCTTCACCCACTGGTGCTTGGGCTGCTTTACCCGGGTTGGGAAGTACTTGAGGCAGCGGCGCTTGATGGGGAGTCCGGCGCGTTGCTTGCAGGTGTCGCAGTGGTATTGTTCGTCGCGGTATCCCCCACTACGGGCGAAGTGATAGGCGACGGCGAGTTTCCCACCTGTTCCTCAGTGAGATAGCCGTTGCCATTGATGGCTTTCACTACCTCGAGGAACAAGTCATCCGGCCCGTGCTCGCTCAGCAGCTCCGCGGTGGCAGGTTGCCCTTCATAGGTCAGCTCCGAATTGAAGCCCTTCACGGCAGCCTTGACGAACACCGGGTAGATGAGCGCGCGCTGCACGTTCTCGAGTTCCGTCCGCACGGCGATCAGTTCGTCTGCGATCTTGAGCGCTTCCTTGGGCAGATCCGCTTCGATGACTTTTCCATCCGCACTCCGCGGCGACTTCTCGAGGATGGCGTTCAATTGTTCGCCGAGGAAATCGCGTTTCATGGCGAGGTCGCGTTCGCGGGCGCGGGGTTCGGTGAGCGACAGTTCCAGGTTGGCGCGCAGCTTCGGTCCCAGGCGGGACAGTTTCACTTCGACGCCGGGGTAAGTCTTCGATTCAAGAGTGTAGGTTTTGGAGAAGTCCATGAGGTGAAAATTGAAAGTAACAATGGATCTAGATGTCATCGCGTTCGTGCTTCAAATGGCTGGGATTGCCTTCCTTGGCGGAGGGATGCTGCTATCCGCATGGTCCCAACAACACGTTCGGCGCGAACAGTTTGAAGAGTGGAAGCAAAGAAAGATCGAGCTCAACCGATCCGTCGGGCATCCGGAATGGACGCCAGCTGAATGGAATATCGTCAAGGCTCCCAAATGAAAAGGGGTGCCGGTCTGTAGTGGGCGCGGCACAGACCGGCTAGTGAGTCACGCACATACGGCGTGTACCCCGTTAAGCCGCCAAGGAGTGCAAGCCGCTGCCGACAGGTGGGTGGATCGGCAGCGCTTGCTTTGCCCAAACTGAAAGCTTTACGTGCAGGCGAGCGTCATATCGTCGGTTACTGCGGCGCTTGTTGCGTGCGCCTGGTTGTCCGACCAGATGATGTCGAGGAACGCTCCGTTGACGCTGATCTCGGAGCCGCCAAGCTGGACGTTGCGCAGCGTGAAAGTGAAGATGCTGCCAGCCGTTCCACCGACTTGCAGGGCGATGGTAATGGGCGTTTTGCTGAACGCTTTCGCCTTCAAGTTGGAGATCGTAGTGCCATCCGAGTCCACGCACTGGATGCGCTGCATGGAAACGGTACGAAGCCCTCGGCCCGCTGCGACTTGATACGCATTCGAGAAGGTGTCGCCCAGGCCCTCGAGCCCTGTGTTGACCGTCAGCTCGACCTGGCCGCGAAGTTCCAGCGTCGCATTGGAATCGAAAGTTGCCGTGTTGCCGTTGCCGTAGCCCGGGATCACGTTGCCGTTCTGCGTCACTGAGCCCGGTTCTGCCGGGTAGACGGTCAAGCCGCCCTTTAGTCCCGCATCGCCCGAGGTATAGGAGGAGAACGATGTGCTGTCGCCGCGGCCGTAGCCGAAGCCCTGAGCGCGCATCGACAGGAAATTCTGGTTCAAAATGAACGTCGCCTGAGTCGGACAGCCTCCCAGAATGTAGTAATTCGTGGGGTTGGTTTCGTTCGAGTTTTCGTTGTACCAGAACAAGCCGAGGGGAGAGACGGTGTCGAGCAGGTTGTACGTCACCGAAGTGCTGGTGCTGACCGTGCCTGCAGCGCCGAAGATGGACGCGAGGATCGGCCCTGCATCGGGAGCCGTGCCAGCAGCGCCGGACGGGATCAAGGGCATGGCCAGGGTCCAGTTGGCGTTCTGCCGGCCGCGAGTGCCGATCAGCGGCGAAGAGGTGCCGGTGAAGTAGGTCGGGCTGTTGACCGGGTTCACGCCTTGCGGGGAGAATTCGTCATAGCGCTGCTTGATTGCGCCGGTGTTGGTCCACGTTCCAGAGCTGTTCGTGAACGTGGAAAAAGCCGTTTGGGTCTGGGCCCACAGCGTCTGAAGACGACTGGAGCCGATATTACCGAGTGCCATTGTGTGTTACTCCTGTGGGGTTTGCGCCGCGGCCATGGCCTCGGTGCGGAATTTGTCTGCTGCATCGAAAGCAGCCGTGCGTTTTGCGAGGAACTCTTCGTCCGCGGTGTCGTCATGGGCGAGGAGGTCGGAATTGAGTTCAAGCTCTTCCGGGGTGAAGCCGATTGTCTCGAAGTCGGAGGCCGGGACGAGGCGCGCGCCGTGGATCGCGTGGTTCGCCGCGGCTTCGTCGGTCAGTTCGACTGCTTCACCGAACTTGGTGAGTATGTGGGCGTAGTTGTCGCCGCTGATGGCGCTGTGTGCGCCAAGGAAATAGAAGGTTTTCATTTGTTTGTATAAAGAAATCAGGGGATGATGACGCCGAAGCTCATCGTGAACCGCACTGGGATGATCCAGTTTTCGCCGTCAAACTGGCACTTCGCAGGCCGGATTCCCAGGTCCATCTTGTAGACTTTGCCGCTGCGGGTCGTGGAGTCTGCCGCGTTCAAAACGTTCTGGTTGGTGACGGTGTTCATCGTCTGCAGCATCGCTGCCGACGCCGCGTCCACATAAGCCTCGAACTTGCCGATTTTCTCCGCCAGCGATCCGATATACATGTCGCAGCAGAGCGCCACGGTACCGGAGAATGCCGTTCCGAAGACTCGATCATGTTCCGGAAAGGGTAATGCCGGGTCACCGTACAACGTCAGCAGGTTCTTCTGCGGGATGTCCGTCTCTTCCGAGTTGGTGTAATCGACGTTTGCTTCGAAGAAATTGCGGCTCGATGCGGTGAAGTCGAACGACCACGCCGGGACGCCGTACGCCGCGGCATAAGTGACAAGGTTCGGGTTGAGGCCGAGCGTTGCGTGCGCCAGCTGCGCTTTGACGGCGGTTCGGCAGAAGCCGATGGGGGAGACGATGCTCATTGATTGTTCTGTGCCTGCAAGCGAGCTGCGACGCGCTCGCCGATGTCCTGATGGATCGCGTTCAGGTCCTCGTCGGTAGCTTCGAAGAAATGACGCCGTGGCATCTGAAAGCTGGACTTGCCGCCCTTTTTCGGCTTCCCCTTGCCCTTGCCGAGCCGGGTTGGTACCGTGCCGCCCTCGTTGTGAACCTTAGCCAGCTTCGCCGCGCGCTCATCGTAGAAGGCGATGCTCATCTCTTCGACCAGTGCCGTAGAGTCGCCGGATTCCGTCAGCCCGCCTGAAGTGACGAGCATGGCCTGGAGCATATGGGGGGCGTTGCGCCCGCGTAAATCGACTTTGGCGGACCGGCCGTACTTGGCCTTTCGCTTGGCATATTTCGCTTCATACTGCGCGAAAGGAGCGCCGTGCGCGTCGACGCCTGCATCAGTTCGCTTCAGCATCCGGGAGCGCTGCCGCTGCATCGCGTACAAGCCATCGCCCTCGGTTGGAAATGCGGAGACAACGGTGCGGCGCGCGGCGATTACCGGGTCACTGCCGCCCGGCCCAGAGAATGATGCTTCCATGACTTTTTAGTACATTTGCGTAATTGCGCAAGGCCTCGATATCGGCCAAAACTGGTTCTGTGGCAATAACCGAATTCAAGCCAGAACCGAACTTACCCGATGACGCCGGTACTCACCGGTTTATCTTCCGGGTTGGCGCCAGGCGTTTCGAGATCCGGACTCGCGTCGAAGCGCGAGAGATCTCGAACGGGCCTGCCGAAGTGATTCAGCTGCCCTCGCCGTCGTCGTTGGCATCCTCGTCGTATGGCTCGACCGGGACTTCTTCCCCTTCGCGGGTAAAGCAAAACCCGGCATCCGATATCGGGAACTTCACGGTGTCGCCGCAATCGAACAGCAGCATCACGTAGGATTCCTGCGTCTCCAGGTATTCATCCTCGTCATGCTGAGTCACGTCGACCAGCGTCTTACCAACTAAATGGCCGAGGAAGTTTCGGATGTTCGCGTAATCTGGTTCTGATGAAGCCATGAGGGAAACGGTCAGGGACCGGCCGTAACGTTCAGCGTGATAACGCCGTCCCACTTCTCGCCGGTCACTGAATTCGATACCCGGACCGAAACTAGATACGTGGTGCGCGCCACACCGCCAACGAGCTGCAGGACCACAGTCGAAGTGCTGGCGGTGATCGCTGGAGCCGGTGTCGTCGCAACAATCCCCTTGGTAACCGCCCCGTTCTGGAGGGTGGTCACAACCGAGTCGAGCACGATAGCTCCCGAGCCGACTACCGCCCCGAAATCCACCGAACAGTTCACCTGCTCGTACGGAGTCTTGGTGATTGTCAGGATGTTCGCGCCAGTTGCCGAAACACAGAACAAAAGGGCTGCGAGGATGGCTTTCTTCACTGCGTTACCACCAGGATGGACGTCATAGCTCGATAAACTCCGGATGCCTCACTCACGGGATAAGCGCCGTTTACAATCATGGGCAGATAGGATCCCAGCCCGAAAACCGGATAGCCGCCGTACAGAATCGGCTGCGGATAGACGGCGTCAACACTGCTCGTCAGCACTACCGATGAGCCGGGAATGATAGCCGCCGCTTCGTTCGTGGGCGCCGAATCCCCATCATCGTTAAACGCCGTCACCACGTAGTAATACGTCAGGCCCGAGAGCACGGTGGCGTCAGAATAGGCCATTACCGCCGGATCTGACACCGTGGCAATCACGGCATAGGGTCCGCCTGAAACCAGGGACCGCTCCACATGAAAGCCCGTGGCAGCCACTCCGTCACCTTGCGACCAGGTCCAGGCCAGGTCAACTGAATGAGCGCTTGCGATCGCAACAGACGCCAGCAGGAGCAAAAAGGCTTTCATGCCGCCATGATCCCATTTAGACGCTGACTATCCACTGATGTCGGCAGCGTATGCCCCCGCAGAAGATCATGACCGGTTTGGGCTGCCCCGCTCCGTTGTCGAGCTTGTCGATGTCTTCCCGCGTCCAGCGCTTCCCGGCGATCGACTGCTGTCTCCAGAGCTTGCAAACCCTGCGGTTCAAACTATCGAGCGGTCCATCATATTCGTACTCGATCTTGAAGCCCGGTAAATCAGACTCAATCGCCCGGTAAGTTCGATCGGAGGCTGTCCGGTACCAGGCCACTTGAGCCGTGTCCGCGATCGCTTCCGCGTGCGGTACCGTAGCCCCGAAGGCCTTTGCCAGCGTAGCGGCCAGGTCCGAGGCTGACAATCCGGCCACATTGAAGAGCGCTTGCCGGGTCGCCGCCGCTGCTGCCGTATCGACTACAGTCTCCAGATTGGCGACCGTCGACGACTGCAGCGCTGCCAGAGCTTTCCGGTCCTGCGCGTCGAGCGCGTCCTTCACGTCGGGGAACGTATGGCTGAGCGACTCTCCGACTTTGTCGACGAGCTGGTCGAGAAACGGGAGCTGGCCGCTAAACTGGCCGGCGTACGCTTTGTTCAGCCCCTGGAACCCGGCAGCATCCATCTCATCCTGGAAGATTGCTGCTATTCCCTTCAGTACTCGCGTGTTTCCCGGCGTGTTGGCTATCGTTCCATCCGGCAGGATCGTGAGCTTCCGATGGAGTTCAGAGACCGTGCGGGCGGTGGCTATTCCTACAATGTCCTGGAGCCGGTGCGTGTACGCGTTGACTGTGGCGGTGACGTAGCCGTCGTGCGCGAGGATGATTTCTTTGACTGTGGACACTGTGAGTCAGGCAATAGTACTAAGAACAGATCCCCTCGAAATGAGTGCCTAGTTCGAACAGCTTAAAACCTGCTGGATCGTGTTCGCGGCAGTCAGCGTCCCGGTGTATGTCACCGTCACCGATGTGGTTGACGGGGTGCCAAGCGTGACGTTCGTAAGGAGTTGCGTTCCACCCTCGCTATGCGTGCAGATCGGAGCAACCAGGAACGTGTTTGGGAACGTGACGGTAGCCACTGCGCCTGTCGTGGGCGTTCCGGCAAGAGTGATCAAATAAGTGAGTTTCTGGGCATTGCCCGATGCAGAGGTCTTGGTGCTGGTATCCCAGCCGGATGTTAGCGCGAACCCGGTGGTGGTGAAAGCCGTTCCAGTAATTGAGGCTGATCCAAACACCGGACCCACGACATTTGCGCCGATGGCCCCGGATGTCGCCACAAAGGTCATCCCGCCTTGGTCATACAGATTTCCCGTCGAGTTCGTGTTTAAAGGCGATGCTCCCGATCCCCCGGTGATCGTGGAATTCTGCATGTACACCTTTGCTCCGCTGAGTGCCACGATTCCGGTAACCCCACTGGCGTTCAGGACATTTATTCGAGAATTGTCTGAAAGTGTGACCACTCCACCCGTTGTGTTTATCGCAGTGCAGCCAGAATTGGGGGCGATGAAGACATTATGGAACTGCGCCTCTGTCGTGACGGCAGTGGTGTAACTACTTGCGGAGCAACCTTGAAAGTAATCCGCTATCGACATCAGCGTCCCGATTCCTCCTTGTCCAACTTGCAGAGCGGGTCCGAAAGTGCCGTAGTAATAATTTCCAATGGATATGGTTTGGTTGGCTTCCGCCTTAAACTGCGTGGACCCAAACTGGATCACGCCACCGCTGTACATGACCCCGGAAGAGCTATGCCAGCTTAGACCTACAAGACTGGATGTGTTGGCCGCAAAGCCCTCAAAATCAACTAAGGTTACGCGGCATGCGTTCCCTATCTCCACAAGGTTCTTGGCCTGAGTGCCACCGAGCAGCGCACCGCCGCCCCATATCGTAAAGCTGGAGAGTTCGCCAGCATTCGTACCAAAGAAGCACGCCGTTGTGCTGACGCCCCCCGTGCATGTGGTGAAATCAAAGTCTGGAGTTGGGATGATCCACGAAGCGTTGATCCCTTGCCCTCTCCACGCCGGACCTGCATAGACGGACAATCCTGCCCCCTTGCATCCTGACTGGCTTTTGAACTGTCCGTGCTTGGTGATCATGTAGCCTGCCGGGAAGATTCCCATCGCACAGGCTGTGCCAACAGTGGTCGAAAGGGTGTCGAGAGCGGCAGTATCGTCAGATCCCCACACCAAGACAAGATTGGCTGTGTGGCTTGCGGTAGCTGCCACGGAGACGGTAATGGATTGCGCTCCATTGACCGCGCTAATCGTTCCGATCGGGACATGCACTGCACCCGCGAGAACGTCAGCTGTTCCAAATACCACCTTGCCAACGTCCCCAGCCACAAAATTGCAGTCGTTATTGGGGCAGGTTACGGTCTGCGATGTATTGGTCGAGGTCGCATCAGATACCCACTTGGTATCCGCCTTAACCGTCACGCAGTTTGTGGCTCCGCCGCAACTCGTGGAAGCATAGATAACGTTCTGGTTCGGGGCCTTGACTGCCAATAGTGGATCGACGTAGCCGTCCGACCCCTGCGCAAGCACTCTAGTCCCTATCGTGCAGTTGCCTCCGGCGCAATTCATCGGAGCCGCGCCGAGCGCCGTCCCTGCCTTTACCTGCACATCTCCGTCATTTCCCGCTGGCGAAGCACCCCCGCTACTGGCTGTGGCTACCCAGTTATTCGTCAAGCCGCAGACGTAATCGTTACTGCCCCAGGTTCCGGAGATCAGCGTCATCCGTTGGCTGGGAGAGCACTTGCCGGGGAAGTCGTACCGCATCGTCCAGGGGATTACCTTGAGCGCGGTCGAATGGTCTACCGTCTCCTGCGCGCACGACAGCGGCACGAGCAGAAGGAGCGAGAGTACAGCAACGAGAGATTTCATGGAAGTGTCCTTATGCCCGCCAGAGCATGTTGAGAAACGAGAAGTCGTAAATCGCAGCCTGTCCCGCGTTAATCGGAACACCGCTGGTCGTCGGCGCTGCCGCAAAAGTGTAAGAAGTCGTGGCTACTGGAATGGGCGAACTGTTCTGCAGCGTCATCGTTCCGCCGGTTGGGCCGGCATAGACGTTCCAGTGCGTTGCGGCGAGTGGGGAATAAGCCCCTTGTGCGCTACCGATTGCCAGTGGTGCAGTGCCTGTCGGGGGGTTGAGGCCCACGATGCTGACCGCGATAACGTTGGCTGCCGGAACTGCGATCGTTTGGGTTGCCGCGCCGGCACTTTCCCCGTTGTTCTGGTTTGTGGCCGAAACATAAGTAGGAAGGCTGCACCACGTCACCGTAACGTCATAAGTCACTTGGGCAACTGATGCGCCGCCCGAAACCGCCGTAACGTTGGCATTCGACCAGCTGCCGGAGTTGTATTCGAGGGTGGCGCCGGGGCAAGGAAGCGGATTGAGCACGACGGGGAAGCCGCAGCCCTTCAAGTTCTCCCAATAGCGCTTTTTCTGCTTTTCGTACTTCGTGGCCTTCTGGTCGTACCGGTCCTTGATCTTGCGGTTGCTGACCGCCAGGTAGAACTCGTACAGGCAGAAGAACTGGATCCAGCGACGAAATGCCGTGCGCGTCGGATTGGGCTCGGTTGCCGGGATCTGGTTCAGGATCGCTCGTGGCCGCTGAATGGCGGTGGTGAGAACGTTGAGCACGGCGGCCTGGTGGTTGGCATTCGCCCCAACTCCGCACAAGTAGCCTGAGAAGGATTGAATTTTTGCGATAAACTCGGAGCCTGCCGCGTTCACTGCCTCTGTGATGAAGGCAGAGGTATCCATGCCCTCTGCCGCTGCAACTGCGGAGAACTCGCCGTCGATCTGGTCGAGCAGCGCGGTCGTGATGAAGTTGCCGTCAGTGAAGAGCATTTGATGTCAGCTAAGAGAAGTCGGGCGGCCCTGAAACGAGCCGCCCTGCATTTGAAGACGACTACGTTTCGATCCAGGCGTTGAGCGAGAGGCTCGAAGCGGAATCGATGGCGGTGACATTGAGCCGCAGAACCGCGCTGGCAGTGCCAAAGCGATTGTTCGCGAGCTGGTACTTGCGGATCGTGAACTTCTGCGTGGTCGGGTTGTATGCGCCGGCAGTGTAGCTGGTGCCTCCCTGCCCGAGCTGTCCGATGACGTCGAAAACCGCAACCGGGACGGAGGCCGTAAAGGCGTTGACGGAATCCTCCAGTTGGATGCGCGCCGTCTTTGCGGCGGTCATCGAGACCACCTCGATGCACACCGTAACGTCGCCAGTCATGGCCGAAATATCAGCCCCGGCGGTCGCGGTCACCGCGCCGGTCGCGGTAACGGTCTGCAGCCCAGTGGTGAGTGCTGTGATTGACATTGATTATGTTTCCTTATCTCCTGCCGCAACACTCCGACCAGGACGGGCAGGTGTCCTTTCGGCCGTGGCCGGAACTCCGACCTTGTTGGGTCCGTCACCAGGCGACGAAATGTAGTTGATCGTCTGGTGCACGGATTTGTTATTGGGGTTTTTCGCTTCGATCAGGCGGCACGCTTCTTCACGTGCGCGCTGTTCGCCGTGGAAGCGAGCGATTTCTTCGTCGGTGGAGAGCCGGTGCGTGCGGTCTGCGATGAGATACGCGGCATAGTGGCCGGTCACTTCGCAGACTTGGGGTTTCGGCTTGCTCGATTGGGGGCTGTCTTCGAGGTCGGAGTCGTCGAGAAAATCGGCGGCTGTGACGAAGACGGCGGACTGGGCGGTGTGACCCTTTCGGACCAGCATCTCGCGGGCGGCTTTTACGCGGCGGAGGCGCTGGGCGCGGGGTGAATTGTCGATCGCCGCTGATGGAGGCCCATAAAAGGCGCTCGTCAGTTCGGCATCGTTCATGGTTGCGCCGTTGCGGGGTTGGGAGGCAGAGGGATGTTCGGTGTGTTGGGTTGCGATCATGTCGGTTTTGTCCTGTTGGTGGGTTTTGTCCGTTTGTGGATCGAGTGGCCGGTGAGCGAACTAGTTGCTCTGAACCTGGAGGCCGAAGTTGTTGCGAAGCACGCCGCATCCGTAGAGCACGTCCACGGTGAACTGTTGGGCGAGAGTGTTCGGGGCATAGGACATCAGCACGCGAACGCCGAAGTTGCCCATTTCCGCGTATTCGCCGATCACGCCGGTACCGGGGATCGGGAGCGGCATGCGCCGGACGACCAGGCCGATACCATCCTTGGCAAAGGCCAGGTTGTAGGTGGTGGAGCTGGGCTTCTGCACGAACTGAGAGCGATAGACGAAGAAGTCCTTGATCTTGCCTTCCGCGGCGCCGCCGGGGAGCACTGCGCTGACGATCGGGGACGGCTGGCCGGAGGGTCCGAGGTTGTTCCAGTCGCGGAACACGCCGAGCTGCCGGGTCTGACTATAAGCCGTACCGGACAGGATGAGGAATTTCGGCTGGGCCTTGGGAACCTTCTGGCCGAAGAGAGTGTTTTCAGCGGAGTCGATGCGGGCTTCGTCCATGGTGGACGCTCCGCCGGTTGCGCTGTTCACGGTGAAATTGGGATAAAGCGAGAGCAAGTCGGTCTCGATTTTCTCGACGATGGCGATGATGGCCGGGTTCATCAGGGTTTTGATGAGATCCGGAACGGCGATCGCGCGGGTCACGTCGGGCAGGATGAAAGTCGATTCCTGGTGGTAGTTCAGAGTGATCTGAGCGTTTCCGAGGGAGGGGGCCTGTGCGTTTACGCTGCCGCCTTCCGCGATGTTGTTGGAGGTCATTACCGGTGGGATCGGGATATTGATCTGGTCGCCGGCGGATTGCAGAGTGGGCTCGAAATCGCGGTTGACCAGATTCCCCATGACGAGGTTTCCGACCAGGGCTTCGAGCGCCATCGGGGCGACGAGCTTTACGATCGCCTGGGCTGCATTTTGAGAGGTGAACGTTGCCATTTATATGGCTCCTTTGTGTTGGGATTGGCTTAACGCGGCATCAGCGCTGAGGCTGCTTCCGCGAGAAGTTGGTCGCGGACTTCTGTGGGAAGCGCTGCGATTTCCTTCTGCGACATCGAGAAGATGTCGATTTTTGAAGAACCGAAGGCTTTTTTGCCTCCGCTTGCGCCCGCTCCCGAATGCCCTTCTTTGAGCAAGAGCGAGGGTTGCGATTGCGCTTCCGCCTTGAGGTACTCGGCGTAAGCCATCGGCCCTTTGTCCGTTTGCGCCACCAGATTGCCGTCCTCGTCGCGGACTACATCGGCGAGGTAGGCTTTTCGGAAGGTTGCGCGAGCCTTGGCATCCGCGAAAGGGATATCCGCTATGGCTGCATCAAATGCTGCTACCCGTTCCGTTTCGAGCTGCTTCGCTTTCGACTCTTCGGCCGCTTTCTTCGATGTCGCGTTTTCCTGGCTGATGGCTTCGAGTTGAAGAGTCAGTTTCTGAATGCGCGCATTGAGTTCGGGCAGCGTCTTGGGGTCGGGCTTGAGATCGTTCGGATTCGTCGGGTCTACTGCGGGGTCCTGCGGTTTCGGCTCCGGTTTTGAGTCAGGCTTCGGTTCGGACAGCTTGTTGATCTTTTTGTCCATCGCATTGAGCCCTTTATTCAGTTCGGTTTTGAACTGCTCCATCAGGGTCGCGGCGAAGGCCGTTGGATCGAATCCCGGATCTGTTTTCGGCTCCGGCGCCGGGTTTACTACTGGTTCTGGCATGGATCTCCTTACACCCGCGAGACGGCGCGGCCCGTTTGTTTTTGGTAGGGTTCGAACCCGTGAAATGATGAATGCCCCACGGCGGGCTTACTTACTTGCGAAACTTGGTTTATGGACGCCGACGCAATCGACAGCACGGAGCAAACGCTCTTCAATACGCCGATTCCGCCGGGTCCACGGCTGATATATCTCAGCCATGACGCACTGGGCGAGCTTGAGAAACTATCCGGTCAGCCGATAGATCAGGACTCCCTTAGGGCTATCGTTGATGACGACGGGGGGTTCCTATGCTGGGCAATTCACAACTAAATCGTCGCGGCTTTCTCGCCGCTATTGCCGCTTCATTCGTTGCTGATCCGGAGCGGTTGCTGTGGGTTCCGGGAGCGAAGACGATATCGATCCCGAAGCCGCCGCCACCCCTCAATCTGGATGCACATCTGCAGTACCTGGTAAACGCGGTTCACAGTCAGATTGAGCAAGACGTTCTGGAAAGATGGGGGCGATTCAACTGCCGCCATCATTGGGAATTACTGTCGAACCACCCTTACCCGCTCCATTCCCCATTCAGTAGGACGTAAATCCTTCCGTTCATTCGGCACACAGAACAGCATGGCGCTGACGATGTTGCCGAACACGTTCACTTTGTTCCCCCGGAAGTTCTCCGGGTTGTAAAGCGGGGCGTGGTGCTGATACATCCGGTAGCCGTGCGCGTGAATCCAGGACACCAACGCTTCTGATTTGTCGGCCCGGTCATTCTCGACATAGAGCAGCGGCCGGCAGCGGGCGATGGTTTGCTCCGCGCCCTGCAGCACTGCCAGTTCTGAGCCTTCGCAGTCGAGCTTGAGGAAATCAATATCCGAATTGCAGAATATGTAATCGACGGTGGACATATCGATTTCACCTGCGCCCGTGACCTCTGTGCCGCCCGGGTTGTTCGGCTTCGTCAGCAGGCCAACAGATCCCCTCGAAGCGCCGGCTGCGATCTGCAGCAGTTGAACATTGCCGAAGGTGTCGAGATTGCTTTCAAGTACGTCGAACGTTTCAAGGCATGGCTCCAGTGCGATTACGCGACCAGCCAAGCCAGCCAGCACGACCGTGTGCGTCCCGATGTTCGCGCCGACTTCGACAACGGTATCGTTTGATCCCACTACCCGGCGGTACAGGTCGCATTCTCCCTCGGACCATTCGCCGTAGAGTTCGATCGAGCGCCCAAGCCAGATATCGCGGCTGAAGTACTGCATCTTCCCGTAGCGGGTGTCGGCGGTCTCCACGAAATTGTTATAGCCACATGGAAATGATTCGCCCGTTTCGATCGCGGCTGGCACGTGGTCACGAAGCGGCGGGAATCCCGATTTGTCATGCGGCCACTGGCGTTTTGGAGCCTTCCTAATCGGTTCCAGGCTCTTTTCCAGAGTGGCCACAACCGATTTGATTGCCGTATCCCATTTCTTGGGAGCTTCGTTCACCAGGAGCATCGTCGACTCATACAGCGGCGTGTTCCACCGCCAGTCGGTTGGTTTCCCCAACAGCACCCACGTCGGCACGCCTAACGCGCCTCCCAGGTGAGCGACTGCGGTATCCACTGTGATGACCAGGTCCAAGCCCAGCATCTCGCAGCCCAGGTCGTACAGATCATGGCAGCGATCGGCAACGCCTTCGAGGCCGGATTCGCTGTCATGCTGCTGCAAGCTGACGAATTCGACGCCTTTCACTGCCAGCAGCGGAGCCAGCGCGGCAAACGGCATCGAGCGGAAGGTATCCCGCGCATGTGCCGGATTCCCTTTCCAGCAGAGCCCCACACGAAACAAGCCTGACTTCGGCTGCATGCGCTCGACCGTCATGTAGGTTTCGGCCTTCAGTTCGGCGCCGAGCACCAACGGAAGCGACCCGATCGCAACCCAGCAGTCCACTTCCGGCACGTCCCGGTCAGAGGTGACCACTTCCTGCACTCCCGGAATGCGTGCGATCAGACGCGCAAGCGGAGGGTAGCAGTAGACGATGACATGGCCGCCGCGGTTCGCTACTTCGGTGATGTACCGGGCGAACATGATCTCGTCGCCGAGGCCCTGTTCGCGGCAGATGAGGATACGCTTTCCGTTGAGCGGAGAGCCGTCCCACTCCTGGTACTCGTCGAGCATCGCGGATAGCTGCAGCTTCGTCGGCCGGTATTCGTAGCCCTTCCAGCCCGCCTCGTAGTTGCAGGCGGCCAGGTCGAGGGTTGCGCGGCAGAACAGCAGATCCGGATCGTCCGGCCGCTTGTTCAGCCCGCGGTCCAGCATTTCGTGCGCTTCCTGGTGCCGTTCCTGGTTCTCCAGGATCCCGTAGATCAGCAGTTCCGCCATGGTGAGGCGAGAATCGAGTTCCGCGGCTGTTCCCAAGTCGATCAGCGCAGCGTTCGACATTCCCTGCCGCTCGAGTGCCACGCCGCGGTGGATAAAAGCTTCGGCAAACTGAGGGTTCAGCCGGATGGCGGCCGAGAAAGCGTCAATTGCTTTATCGAACTTGCCGCGGCCCATCTCGACGCGACCGATGCCGTTCCAGGCTTCCGCACATTTCGGATCGAGCTGCAGCGCCCAGGCGTAGGCTTGTGCTGCGTTGTCATCCTGTGGCTTCGGCTTCGCAACAGTGCAGAGGAACTTCGCTATTGCAGCGGTGGATCTGGTCTTCGTGGCGAGCGAGATGGCGGGGGCTGTCATTTAGTCGGAGATTCGGGAGATTCGGGCTGCAGTTCCTTCAGACCGTAGGGGAGATACTCGTTGTCGAGTTCGCGGTCGATCTTTTCGGCCCATGCCTCTCGCGTCGCAGGCAGCAAGGCAATCCCGCCCAAGCCTGCCAGCGCAGCGTCGATAGCGCTGTGGTGCGCTGCAAGCATTTCGGGAGTCAACGGCGGAGGCTGTTGTTCACCTTGCACGAATCGATCGCAGCCGCAGAAGCCCTCCATGTTGCTGGAAGAGTCAAATTGAACGCCGCAATATCCGCCGCCGTCATGCGTCTCTGCGGGATGGTCGCAGGTGGCGCACCATACCGGCGGTTCGGGATGCGGCGCACCGTCATCGCTCAAGCGGTCCAGGTCGTGGTCGAGGTTTTCGTGAGTGTCGGTCATGGCTAATCTGCTACTGCGTCGGCTTCCTGCTTCGTGATATCCGCGGCCCCGCTGCGCATCAGCCGGGTGTCCAGTTGCTGTTCAAACTGCTTTTGCTGCTGGTCCGCCTGCGCTTGCTGGTCGATCGCCGCCTGTTCCTTGCGCGTTGGCGCAGCTTGAATTTCGGCCCTTATCGTTTCCTTCGTTTCTTCGTTTTGGCCGTCGCACACGCTCATGGCAATATTGTCGTCGACGAGCTTTTCGAGTGTGGGGCTTTTTTCCGTGACACCGGTTTCAATCAGCGCTTCCGCTATGGCAATGTCCTGCAGGATCGGCTTCGATTCGAATCTGAAGCCATTCACATCCGGCTTCGTTTCTGGCGTGTCCACGGGTAGCCCCGCAGCAGCTTTGTAGTCCACCAGCACCAATTGCTGAGATGCGCGCACGACATCGCCCAGCGCATTAAGCATGTCGATCGCGGGTGCCATCTCCACCTCTTTCGAATAACCGGAGGATGCCGCGGCCGAGGCTGAGGAATCCCTGCCCTGCGCCTGCAGGTTGAAGTCGCGGTAGATCTCCTGCCGGAGCGATTCCGTGTAGTCGCGGGATTCTTTGAGCGATGACCCGTTCGGCTCCAGCCATTCGATTTCGTCCTTCGGATCCAGCTTCAGATAGCCGACTTCGGAGAGCGTCTGCCCATTGATCTCCCTCTCAGTTTTGATCACCAACTGAGGATGGGAGCACATGAACAGCTTCCAGGAGTAGCCGTTCTTATGGTCCAAGTGCTCGAGCAGATGCAGGTAGGCGCGGTTCGTGAACCAGAGGCTTGTCGGCAGCTCGCAGACTCGCACTGGAACACGGTTCTCGGAGGCGAGGGCATGCGGAGCGCTGTCGACGAGCTTTGCCATCGCGTCTTTGTTCGCCGTCAGATCCGAGTTTTCAAAGAATGGGGTGGCTTCGATCGAGTCAGCCGGAGCGATGTACTGATAGTGCGTGAAGTTCTGGCGGTCGAAGATGTACCAGTTGGCCGAGCGCTTCAGCGGCTCGGTGGGTCCGGACTGGGATGCTGTGACCGTCTTGATCACGATCCATTCCAGATTTCCGTACTCGTCGACGCTCCAGTTGAAGACTTGCCGGGGGTCGTAGGCCACCAGATAGGGCCTGTCCAGCCCCATCGCCTGCTCATCGGCCTTCGTGACGACAGGTTTTTCGCCGGGCTGCGGTTTGTCAGTCAGGACAAATGCCCGGCGGAACAGGATCATCGTCTCCACCAAGTTTCGAGTGAAGTTGATGAAGGTCGTTCCGGCGCGATCGCAGTCCTGCAGGAATTGGGCGAAGCGTTCGTCCTTCGTTTTTCCGTCGATCTGCGGCTCTCGCGCGAATAGCTTGGCGAGGTACCAGCCGACGCAGTTGCCGAGCAGATTCTGGTAAGTCAGCCGCCGGTACCGCTCCTGGTAGACGTCGTACAGCTCTTTCGGACGTTTGAGCAGGAAGTTCTGGCCGTTGTTCTTCAGCTTGACGCCGCCCTCGTAGAGCAAGTCGACCGAATCCCAGACATCATGCATCAGCAGCCACTCGGCATGCTTGCGGTCGAGCGTCTTGACTGGCACGGAGCCGGTCTGCTGTTGTTCGGATGAGGGGGTCACGGAGTTAAGGGGTGCGGAAGCTTCGGATTAACCGATCACGTAGGAAACAGTGACGCCCTGGCCCGTGGTCTGGACGTCGAACCAGAACTGGCTTACGTCGATCGGGTTTCCCTGGCGTCCGGCATCGAGTGTCCAGTCGTCATTGAGCCCGCTGGCGGCCGGCGGCAGAAACGTTTTGATGAGCCCTGCACCGGTGGAAACACTCAGTGCTGAGGTGCCGACGTAGGCTTTTCCGCTGTTGCCGACGAGCGGCTCCACTATGATTTTGTGCGCCAGCGTGCTGGCGGTTACCGCCTGGACCGGTGTGCCGGCGGTTGCCGTGATCTTGCCGAGAGAAACAATTTGCATGTTAGAAAATCCTTTCGCCGCTGTAGCCGGCCTGCCCCTTGATCGGTTCTTCCTGGACGACCAAGTAGCCCAGCGCGTCCGTAATGTGCGTCCGTCCGCCGGCCTGGTCGAGAACGCCGGTGACGTTCTTCTGAGAGTCGAGCTTCCAGCCGGTCTGCTCCAGGTCCTCGGTCAACGCTTTGCACCGCGGATGGACAAACATCCCGATTTCGCGGCTGAAGCTCATCAGCTTCGCGTTGAGCGCGTTGACGCGATCCTTTACGGCGCCGTTGGCCGCGGGGACTTGCTTCTCGACGATGATGTCCGGCGTATCCCGGAAGTAACGAAGCACCAGCTCCCAGTCCGACTTTCCGGAGTGCATCGCGTTGTTTCCGCTCGCATCACCGTGAAGGATTACCCGGATCGGCCGGTTCTTCGTCATCGCCAGCGCTTTGCGTTCAAACTCCGCGCAGGCCTCGCCAATGTTCGAATCGAGCAGCGAGATCTCATCGAGAATCCTGAACTCTCGCTTCGTCTTCTCGTCGTGCCGCTTGGCGTGCAGCCAATCGAAATGAGAAGGCGTCCTCGCGACCGGGACCTGCGCAATCACGCTGCACATCGGCGTGTTGTTGAAATCGAGCGACCAGTAAAGCGGTAGGCCCGGATCGTACTGGCACTTTTCAGCGCTCAGATGCACAGTGCGGTCGAATGCGTAGTAAGCCCGCCCGGTGAAGACGTTGAGGTATTCCCCAAGGACTTCCTGCCGGTAGAAGCGCTCGTCGTACGTTTCCGCAAGGCTCTTGTAATAGTCGAGAAGCGCTTTGTTCTCGAACGGCGCCGCGATAATCGCTTCGTGGTTCGAGGACTTATTGGCGATGAACGTCTTGTGAACCCAGTCGTAGCCTCGTGCCGTCCATGCGGCGAACCCGCATTGCTCGGTTGCCAGCGGATCGCGGAGCCGGCCCTGCAGCCGCAGCCATGATTCCTTCTTGGTGTACGTCAGCTCATCGAGCCCGAGCCATGCGAGGTTTGTACCGCGCAATCGCTCGAAGTCATCCACCGCTCGAAACAGAATCGAGGAGCCGCAATCCGGAAGAAAGACCGTGTTGTCAGACTTGCTGTGGTGATACCGGATCTCCTCGTTTTCCAGCGTCTCGAAGAATGCCCGCTGTGTCGTGTCCCGCAGAATCGGATAAGTTGGAGCGCCTATCAGCCCCCAGCGGCCGGCGTTCTTGAAAGCGAGCCGAACAGCCTCATGCGTTAATGCGAGCGACTTCCCGGAGCCGATGGGCCCACTGAACCCTTTGAAGCGGGCACGGGAAAGGTGGAATCGGTACTGGCTGGGGAGAGGCTTGTACTGCTTGAATCCGGTGAATCCGGCTTGGGAATCTCGATATCCCTGCTCGACGATCCGCCGGACGGCTTGCCCTCTTGCCCCTCGGCTTCGGAGCGCTTCGGCGCGAGAAGATCCCATGTATTGAGTGCGGTCTGTGTCGATTCGGCGATGGCTTTGACGGCGGTCGAATAGTCGCCTTCCATTTCAGCCAGCACGCTGATTACTTTCAGCCGGCGCAAATGCCCCTGGAGAATCGCCACCAGGTCAAACTCTTCCTGCTCTTCGACTCGTTCCGTCGAGTCGCGCAGCTGCTCTTCCGAGCGTGCCGCGTTTGCCAGGCGCTGCTTGTACTTCAGCTCCTCGGCCGCGGCCTGGTAGGCCATCTTCGCCGTACGAGCTTTGTTAAAACCTGCTGCCGGCGCGGCCGGATCCGCTTTGGGTTCCGGCTTAGCGTCAGACTTCTGCGATTCGGGCTTGGGAGGCTGTTTCTCTTCGCGCCCCTGCGTCGGGTGCGTATTCGCTGCCCACTCGGCGTCTGCAGCTTCGAAGTCCACGAGGTAGCTCTCGCCTTCGCGCTTCACTGAGATACGGCCGGAGGCTATCGCCTTCTGGACGGCCTGCAGGCTGCCACCCGCGAGGTTTGCAGCCTTGCGGTGCTTGGCGTAGCTGTTGAGAGAGCCGGTCATTCATCAGGCAGCATTGTCCATTGGGACGTCGGGATCGCTCGCCAATTCGGGAGTGAGCCCGAGCTTCTCCATTCGCTCCAGGATTACGGCGCAGTATTTCGGCTCCAGTTCCATACTTCGGCAAATGCGCTTTGTTTGCTCGCACGCGACCATAGTGGTTCCAGATCCCCCGAAAGGCTCAAACAATAGCTCGCCGGATTTACTGCTGTTCAGAATCGCCTTCACCACAAGAGCGACGGGTTTCTGCGTAGGATGCTCTTTGTCAGACCGCATCGGACGGTCAATATTCCAGACCGTTCCCTGGTTGTGTTCGCCGTAGAAGTTATGCGCAGCGCCTGGTTTCCACCCGTACAAGATAGCTTCGTGCTGGTAATGATAGTCACTGCGGCCGAACACAAAATGTTGCTTGGCCCATATCAGGCACTGCTTCAGCAAAAGCCCAGATTCCAGAAAGGCGGATTGAAAGTTGATGCTCTGTTTATCAGAATGCGCGACATATACAGCAGCGCCGTCTTTCAGCACTTCTCGCATCGCAACAAACACGACTATCAGGAATTTCCTGAAGTCCGCATCGGGCATTGAGTCATTCTGTATTTTTGGGCCAACCCCGAAGTTTTTGGCGTCACGCGGGTCGTGAGTGCCACCGACAACTGCAACGTTGAAGGGTGGATCGGTGAACACCATGTCGGCCTTCTCGCCCTGCGTAAGCCGCGCCACGGCAGCCGCGTCGGTGGAATCACCGCACATCAGCCGGTGCTTGCCAATCTGCCAGATCTGCCCGGGTTGAACCTTCCATTTCGCCAGCAGCTCTTCGGCGCGGTCGACCTGCGGTTCTTCTTCCTCTTCGACGGGATCGCCACCAGCGGCTTCCGCCCCGGCGAGCGCACTGTCGCCCAGTCTCTTCAGCAGGTCATCGAGCGCACCGTCGTCGAACCCGGTGCCTAGCAACCCGTCCGAGGTAAGCTGAATCTCTCCTAAGAGGTCAGCCAGCTCCTGCTCGCGGTTGTGCGCCTCGCGTGCCGTCTGGTTGTCTGCCAGCATGATGCGCAGCGCCTGATCGTCGGTGATGTCCAGGTAGATGACCGGGACCTGCTTCAGCCCGATCTCCTTCGCCGCCCGCCAGCTGTGATTGCCGGCGCAGATATGCCCGGACGACCGCTGAACCCGGAGCGCACCATAGAAGCCGTTCGCGCGCATGGATGCCGCGATGGCGTCGATGTTGCCTTCGTTCACGTTCCGCGGATGCGGGCGGACGGCGTCAACCGAGACGATTTCGTACGCCTGCTCGACTACCTTCGGTTTGGATGATGACTTCGCTGCCATGAATGGGGTTACAACCCTACAACCTGCCCTTACAACCTTTTGCTGCGACGGAGATCTTAGCCCTGCTCGTAGATCTTGCGCGCCGCGGAATCGCGTTCGGCATTGCGCATTTGCGCGTAGACCATGGTGCTCTTGATATCGCGGTGACCGAGCCAATCCTTGACGTCGTATAGCCCGGCGCCCTTCGCGATCAGATGCGTGCCGATAGAATGCTTCAGGCAGTGAGGATGCCGGAGATCTTCGGGCAGCCGCGCTTGCTCGGCATATTTCTGAAACAACACCCAGACCATGCCGCGGGAGATGCCAGGCGCCTGCTTACCCTTCTCCGTACGCTCGAAACTGCGAGTCTCTCTCGAGGGGAACATGGGGCCGGGCTGATCGCCGCGGACTTCCTTCCATGCCTGGAGCGCCTTCGTCTCCCCCGGGGAGAGTGGGAACTCGCCGGCGAGAGAACGCTTCAGTCGCGAGATGTAGATCTTGCGCTTTTTCTGGTCCCAGTCCGACCAGGGAATGCGGCCGAGTTCCGCGGCTCGAAGCCCGCGCCAGTAGCAAAGCGTGAAGATTGCGCGGTCCCGGACGGATTTGATCACCGCCAGGAACTGCTTTAACTCTTGCTCTGTAAGGTATTTACGAGCGTCTTCGCACTGCTTGGAACGTGGCACTTTGAGTTAGACCGTATTCGGACTCTGTTCAACTGGCGCAAATCGCGAGTCGAATCTAAAAGACTTACAGGCGCGGAAAATGCGATTCGAATTCACGAACTGTCTAACTCACGCGGCTTATGCGGCTGCGCGGCGAGAGCGGGATTCCGCTTCTCCGGGAACCAGAATGTTCGCCCGTTTGAGAAGCTTCCTCGCCTCTTTTTGCGCTTCGGAGCTTGCGCTGTCCCAGAGATTTCCTTCAGGACCGTCGATGGCGAGTCTGTCCGCCAGTCTCTCGATGTATTCCTGGCGAAGAGGGTCTATGGGCATGTGCGCCTCGCTCTATTTCTTCAAAAGCAGAACAACAGTACCCAGAAGCGCTCCGACCGACGAGAGTAGCGTGCAGATGATCAGGTTCGTCAGGTCGTTGAACTTCTTTTCGAGACCGTCCTGCTGTTTTTCAACCCCTTCAATCCGCGCTTCGTGGTTGGCGAGTTGCGTTGCGTGGTCCGGATAGTGTCGTGCGGCTGAAATCATGGCGAGTTACCTTGTGGTGTGCTGAAGGGCGGAGTAAGCGTTGGGGTGCGGCGATCGCGACCACGTCTTCAGACGAATCTTCAATCCATCCGTCTGGCATAGGGTTCCTTTAATCAATCTGCACCGCATTTCCCGACTTCCCACTGGATTGCGAAGACTTGCCCGACCCGGTTCTCCGGAGTCCGGACGACCAGGCGGAATTTGTCATCGATCGCGATGGTAGTGTCGATGGCGCGGCGGTGCAGTTCGTTTTCGATTTCTTCGATCTTCCAGGTGTACTGCCCGCGTTCGTTGCCGGCGCGGTACTCGCTCAGAAGGATCTGGAGCTGTCCGCGGTCCATGTGCGCAAACTTTGATTCGCCAGCCATATTTCGTCGTCAGATCAGATCGTGCACGCTGTGTACGCGCATTTCCGCGAGCCGCTCTTTCAGCGCGTTGAGCGCCCGAGAGTGTAACCGGTGTACCGAGGGTGGTGAGATGCTGAGGCGTTCGGCTATCTGCTCGAAGGTCAGCTCGTCGGAATACCGAAGCACGATCACTTCGACTTGCCGGGGTGTCAGGACACCGGAAAAGGCGGCAAGTATGCTGGCGGCCTGGCGTTCAGTGAGCTGTTCTAAGACTCCGGGCCCGGGATCGGGTGTCGAATGCTCTACGCGGCCTTCGAATGGGACTGTGTAGGCGCCGGGCTCAAACAAGCGTCAACCTTCGCCTTGCCGTACATGGCTTCGAGGAGAGGGCGGCGGAACAGCGCCCGCGTCTTCCAATCGTTTCGTCCCCAGCGAGGCAGTGTGTCAATGGTCCATACTCCCGGTGGGTTCGTCGAGCGGTTTAAGTGTCTGGCGACGGGTGAGCCGTTTTCACGGCATTCCTTGCAAGTGCACTCTCGGATTTGAGTGTGCGAGTCGCCCATGGTGCCGTGCTGGCGTAGAGCCGTGGGCTTTTGAAGCCCGGGTGCATGCTCTTCGGCTACGGCGAGGCAGCGGATGCGGCCCTTCCCGCCTTTGCTCCGGATGGCGACTACTTTGCCGTCCTTGATGAGCTGCTGTGCCTTTTCGTATTCAGCCCAAAAGAGTACGTCGCCCGATGCGCTGACGATGGCGAATCGATCACGTGAGTCGCGTACTGGGATAACGACTGGCATTCAAAAGGGAAAAAAGGCACACGTGTACTACTTGAATTCGGTGACCGGTTTTAGGATTGTTTTACCCTCGCCCCTTCACGGCGAGCAAGCACCAGGCGGCTGATGCCGCAAGCGCGTCCCGGGGAGAGACGCGCCCGCGTAATGGGTCAAAAATGCGTCGCAGAAGGACGCGAGTCTGAATGAGTATAGCGGCGAGGTCCGATTTTATTACCCCCCTTCGCCAGATTTATTTTTCACTGGGTCATGCCTCCAGGTGTGAGGATCGTTCCCCCGTCTGGCAGGACAAGCCGGGATTGCTGCTCGCGGAGCTGGCGTACATGAGCCGGGCAGAAGTTGCCCATCAGTCCGATAGCCCAGCCTTCGAGCCGTGTCTTTTCGAGGAACACAAGAACCGCCGAGCCTAGTTCTTCGCCGGGGGATGTGCCCATTTCGACGAAGTTGCCGCAGTTCTGCCCGCAGCAAGCGCGGAGGATCGGTGCGCCGTTGGGAGTGAGTTCGGTGATGACTTCGATGGAGGCGCGAGTCAGGGCAGATACCTCACGGTGTAGCCTTTGTTCCAGGCTCCGCAGACGACGCCCTTCACATAGTGGCCGTTCTTCAGACCTTCAAATCCGGTATTTACGGAATCGTCTGCGCCGCATGCGAACCACTGCCATCCGGTCAGTTTTATGTTGGTCATGCCGTCCGCAGCAAGTATCTGGTTTGCGCTCGCTGGAAGACTGTCCAGTTGGCAGATGAGTGCAACGATTGCGACGACAACCATCGCTACGAAGACCGCCGCGAAGGGAATGCCTCTCACGCTGCCTCGCTGAATTTCTTGGTGATGCTGACGCGGCGGCTGCCAGTCTGAGTGGTAACCAGGAACAGTCCACGCTGAGACTTATCCGGTAGCGATGAGTCGAGCGCTTTCTGTGTCGGCCTGCAGGCTTCGACGAAGCGAAGAAACGGTTTCAGCGTCAGCAGCTTGAAAAGCTTGTCGATGCCGGTGACTTTCGTCTCGTTCGTGCATTCGCCGATGTCGACGACGTACTTGTCGCCTTCCTCGCGAACAGTGGCGTCGGCTGATTTTTCGAGCGCCGGGTTCCAGGAGTCGATTTGCTCTCGTAAATCGTCGTGGCGTTTCCGCATAGGGCCCAGCTGGTGGTGGAGCATGGCGTACTCGTCCACTAACTTGCGGCGTTCGGCGGGTGCCGGGATCTTCGATTTGATGGGGGTCACTTTGTCGGCCATAGGCTACTCGGAAGGAGTCTCCGCGTTGACCGTGGCGTGTGAGGAGAGGACGCCGGGCGGATGTTTGGGGAAGACCTTCTCCATCTCTCGGGCAAGCCTCAGTGTGGCTTGCGCTTTGATCTGTGCCGCTTCCAACTCCGACTGGCGCATTGCTTCCACATCGGCTCCTGTAGCCTTGTGGAGCGCCAGCAGCATGGCGCGGCGGGCGCGTGGCGTGAGGCGGGCTTGCTCTTTGTCGATGACGCTCTGGATGTTACGAGCGGCGCGTTTTGCCTCGTATTCCTCCTGGGTGATCAGGGGGGGCTTGGGTTTACTGGCGGGCCGAGAGGCGGGTTCGCGGGTGGACTGAAACGGGGTTTCGGAGGTTTCGGAGGAGGTTGAGGGAGCGCGATCTTCGGTCACACCATACTAATCGTGTTCAGCCGGGGATTTATTTGTTTTTGCGGGAAATCGATATCGCCTACCGGAGCCGCAAGCCTCCAAGCAAGATCTTGCCGTGCTTTTTCCGCGTCCAACCTCTTTCTGTGTCTGTTTTTGGGAGCGCACCCAAGTCGTTGAGGCACATAGCCTACCCTGGTAGCGGTTTCGGCAAGTTCAAACCACACATCAGGAATGCGGAGAGGGCCGGGGCCGTACATCATCCTCGAGATACTCTTCATTTCTAGCCATTCGCGGGTGTAGCGCGCCAATTGTGGATGTATGTCGACATCTGAAGCGCAGCAGTTATGGGGCTTCTGCCAATCCGGGCGGGGTTTGCGGGGTTTATACGGTCGCTTCCGGTTCTCGGGCCGCACTCTCGGCATAGAAATTCAATTGGCGGGCGTCATCACCGGTCCAATTTCCACGGTAGAGTGGTTTCCGTAAAACTTGCACATCATTCCCCATCCGCAATCAACTGGCACAGAGAGCGCCCAATAGTTCGTGATGCCGTCGGTTCCAATCTTTGCGGATTGTCCGAGCTGCAGAACAATATTGCCGGCGTGATTGATCGGGTTGCCGGCGCCGGTGATGGTGAGCGGGGTTGCGTTGGAGCTGACGTTGAGGAATGTCCAGTCGCACGTGCTCGGTGGTGGTGTGGGAGGCAGGGTAGCGGTTAGCTTGTCGCCGTCGAACACTAGCCACTTGCCGCAGTCAGCGGCCGTCACGGCGTAGCTGGAAGTCTTTGTAACGGCCCCGGCGAAGCCTCCCTGGGTGGCGGACGCCGGAATGGAGAGGTGAAACTGGCCTGCTGCGTCCACTGTCACTTTGAGGGGCGGTTCGACTATGAGCGGCTTCCAGTCATATAGCGCATCGCCGGGAGCCCACCAGTAGATATAGGGCTTTCGGGTGGTAGGCGTCTGCGCAATGGCGATCGACATTAAAAGGGCAAGGGCGCCCCACCGTAGCAGAGCGCCCTTTTTAAATTGCCGGTTCATGGAAGTGAAACCGCACTTACGCAGTGGGTAGAGGCGGCGGAGGGGGCGGAGGAGGCGGCTCGACGGGAACCACATCAGTGGCGCCCTTCGCTGCGATTCCTTCGAGCACAGGGACGAGTGCCTGTGAGGCGTCCGCTATCAGACTGGAAGCCGCCGCGACAGTATCCGAATTGCTGGCCACGGCGTCAAGCTTGCCGCTAACCGCTATCGCTTGATCCACAATCGCCTGACTGACACCGGCGTTCTTCATTGCGGCCACCAGGGTGTCGACTTCGGTCCCGATTGTAGTCACGTCGGCCGAGATTTTGGCTTGAGCGGTGGAGATGTTGCTCGTGGTTGTTGCGATCGCCTGGACATTGGTTCCAAGCTTCGTGGTTGTGTCATCGATCTTTTTCAGAGTGTCGATGAGGATTTGGTCATTCGCCATGATGGTGCTGAGGTCTCCTTTGATTTGCTGCAAGACGGTTGAATTGTCGTGCAACTGGGTTAGTATTTGATCCAGCCGCGGGTCCTCAGCTGCATCGGGGTGGTGGACAACGTCGATCTTCACTGGATCGAAATGGTGGAAATGGTCAACTCGTAGTCCCATAGGCATTACGCGGCCTTCGCCAGCACGTTGCGAAGCCCCGCGATCGCGGCGCGTTCTGTTGCAACGTCAGCCTTTCGCGGCCTTCCGCGCCGGCGCCCATCGCCGAAGTTAGCGGTGATCACCCGGGCCTGGTCAGCGGGGAGCCGCTGTACTGAATCAAGTACAGTCAGCCGCTCTTCCTCTTCGATGAGGGCGGTGAGCGGCGATCGGGCATCGTCGGATGTGGCGATGGCGGCCGTCAGATCGAGGTGTGTGGCGTCTCGATACCGTGCTCCGCGTGCGGTGTCCACGATGGCGCCGTGAACACGGGTCCGGAGGTAGCTCTCGACGGCGGGTGCAGCTTCGAGTAATGCCAGCCTGCCGATTTGCTCTAAATCATCCCTGTCAAACGATGGTGGAAGCCTCCGCGCCACGCTTGACGCGATACTTGGCACAATATCGGAGTAGATTTCCACCAATTTGTTGCTCTTTTCAGTGGCTGGGATGCGCGAAAGACCCGTTGTGGCGTGCAGAAGTGTACCCATATTAGCTACGATTGTGGTGTGTAGACCCGCACAAACACAAGGATTTAATCGGTTTCAACGAATTTGAGTACGGCCCACCGAATTCGGTTCGGTGCGGAAAATGCGGGCTCTTGGGGAGCATGCCGTTGCTAAAACACGTTCTTCCGCGGCGCATTATTCGCCATCGAGTCCTCCTGGGAATGTCACAGAAGGACCTCGCTATTGCCTGCGGACTGGCTCCTTCCACCGTCAACGCGATGGAGAGCGGGCAGTCGACGGACATGCTCGTCACTACACTCTCCCGCCTGGCGCACGCCGTTAAGGCAACGCCTGACCGGCTGCTGGGATACGACGATCCGCATCTCGACCTGACGCGGTATGTGATCAGCCTGGAGCGGCCGACTGTCCGCGAATCGCGGGAATCCCGGTTTTGTACGGTCTGCGGGAGAGCGCTGTTCATGGGCGAATCGCACACGCAAGGGGAGTGTGTCGTCGAGCTATCGGAGCACGGGAAAACGGCCGATCTGCTCGCTGCGATGTTCGGGTTTACGCCTGCTTCGATTGAGTTCATTTTGGATGAGGAGTATGCGCGACGATCGGGGCGTCGGCTTTGAGTTGGGGGCAGCTCTCTCTGGGGTATCCGTTGCAGGGGCCTTCGTGGTAATCGGTGCGGGTGCATTCGGTCGCCATCAGCTTTCTGAGCCCCCTATCTCTTATCGCCGCCTGGATGCTGTCCACCGGATCGCGCTTGAAGTCGATCATGCCGAGCTGCATTTCGCCGTCGTCACCGTACTGTGTCCCGTCGCTATGTGCACGCCACAATAGTCGGCGAAGGGTAAGGTTTTCGGCCTTATCGGGGGCGTCGGCTGTGGGGGCGTTCTCGGCTTGCAGGCGCCGGATCTCCGCGATGGCCTCTGGCAGTGCGGTGCGGGCAGCGGCAGTGAACTTAGCGTCGCTTATAACGCAATATTCAGATGGGTAGAAAAGGGTGTATGTAGCTGCGTAGCCTACCCATACGATGCGCTCAGATTTTGGCTCAAGGCACATTCCGCCATCGCCGACTTGCCACGGTCCCGGCGTTGCCTTCTCTGCCAGCGCTTCCCACTCTGCCAATTTCTCAGGGGTGATCACGCGGGAACTCCGAACTTCTCGCGAATGGCAAGGCCACCGCTGCCACTGGCGTTATGCAGGTCCATCAGCTCCGCGCATTCGCGGATGGTGCGGAGCCGGATGTTGGTGCCGGTGATCTCTTGCGCACGGAGCTGGCGGGTCAGGCTCTCGACCTCATCGATCAACTCTCTGTAGAGTTCTCCCGAGGCCTGGACTTGTTTCAACTGCTCAATTGTGTAGGTCATTGTTTACCTCACTCCATCGCGTCCGAACCACGCCAAGAGCACGGCGAGCAGAAGGAAGGCTCGATGGCTCATCGTCTTCGCCCTCCGTCGCCGTTTCACCACAGATCCTCCGATAGCAGATGCTGCTTTCTTGTCTTGGTCTGGCCTGCTGAATACGCGATCGAGCCGGATTGGAATCGGTTATAGAACTCTCCATCATCCGCGACAAAGCCTTGTTCTTCCTGTGTGACCCGCTGGCCTGTTTCCTCGAATACCCGGCCGATGATTTCAGAGTGGCGCCTGCCGGTCCAGAGTTTATCGCCTCGCTTGACCGCCGCTTCCGTGATTCTGAGATCCTCGCGACTCATCGTCTTCGCCCCTTGTCGTCATACGTGGGAGTCGCTATCTCTTTTCCGATTTGGTTAGTCAGCTCGGAGGCGGCCGTATAGAACTCGACCGGATGATGCTTTTCCATGACGCTCTCCAGCATGATCAGCATGAATCGGCATATCAGGGTCCACTGCCAAGGGGTCATGCCCTGCCTGCTTTCACATCCCTGGCAAACTCCTTCAACTCCCGATCGATGTTTTCCATGATCTTCAGGTCTTCGTCGGTCGGTTCGGACTCCGGAGCAAACGACTGGATCACGCGGAAAAGGATCGACTCGGCCCCGGCATAGAACGCACGGCGCATTTCCCTGCGCTGCAGAGTGGATATCTGCGGAGGTAGAACGGCACGTGCGAATTGGTCCCACTGCTCAGCCATCAATTGCCGCTTGACGCTCATTTCGCCTCACCCCATCCCTCAACAGCAAGCCATCGCTCTTTAATCTGCGGCCATGGTGAGAAGTCTCCATGTATCCCAGGTGTCGCAGGAATAACGAAGCTTGAAGCCGGGCATGTGTGCTTCACGGTAGGCTCGTGCGACTCCACGGTTGCGCCGCAGAGGCAGTGGAGCACGTAGGCGCTGCGAAGTCTCATGGCTGCGGCACTCCGACCCCATGCAGGGGGTCTCCGGTAATGCCGTCCTCTGGTGCATCTGCCTTCAGTTTCTGTCCTGCTAATATTTCCGCGACCTTTTTAAGTTGGGAACGTGCCGCCTCGGTAAAGCCGTATTCGTCGAAACCTATTCCTGTCACACTTACAAAAAAGGTGTCGTCTTCGACTCCATAGAAAACGCTGGCGACGCGAACTACCGACAGAGTCTTGCGTAGTCGCTTGATCTCCTTCTCTTGGGCGAGAACGATCTTTTGCAGGCGCTCGGCTTCAGTCATGCCACCTCCGCCTCACCGGCCGCCGCCGCGAGTATCGGACGAGCCGCGTCTTTGCGCGCTTCACGTGTGCGTGCATGATGCGGTGAGTCATACGACAGGTGACACCATTGACAGAGAAACATCAGGTTCTCGTCGCGATCGTCGCCGGCGACGTGGTTCAGATGGGCGCAGGTGCAGACGATCCCTACCCAGTGACAGGAATCCCGTACGAAGCAGGCTCGAATCGGCTCCTTCAGGCCGATCGTGCGCCACGGCAACTCGATCAGTGAGCAGCCGTAGAGAGTTCCGCCCATCTTGAACACAGTGGCCGGCAGCGTGGCAGGTGTCCACCAGGAATAGGCTCGGAGCGCCACAATGCCATTCGGTACCCCGCAGCACTCGCAGGCGTTCCCGGCCCTTGCGCGGATGCGCTCACGGACAGCGCGCCAGGCGGGACCGGTGTAGAAGTGGCGCAACTCAGGACGGATGGGCATTACCTTACTCCGGTTGCGTCCTCGCCGTTTGTCTTCGGCCACTCACGAACTTCCAGCGACTTACGTTCCTTCTCGGTACTGAGTAGCTGACCTTCGAGGAATTTCCTGACCTGTTTCTCAGTCCAGTCCGAAGGACACTCGAGCGCAGCTTTTATGGTGAGCAGTTTCATGGCTAACTTACACGGCTCCTTTCAGTACGATCGCCGCATTGGCGGTCATCATGGCCTCGCGCACGTGACGAATGGCGGCTTGCTGGTCCGCGCAGTTTGGCGTGTTGACGAGAATCGTGGCGATGAAGCCTTCCGCCTCTTGCCGGATGTTTCCAATCCGCGTGATCTGCTCCTGATCGGGAGCATGGTAGGCGATTACGTCGCTCAAGTTGTCTCTGGTTACTGGCATCTACTTCACTCCCGTTACGTTGCAGTTACACCACGCGCCTTCGCGGACCTTCTGCGCGGCAACGGTCTCGATGCTCAGCCCTTCCTTGACCCATTGGGCCGCGCATTTCGCTGCTGTTTCTCGTGCCCGCTCGTCAGTAGTGGAAACCGCCGCTATGATGGCCTTGCATCGCGGGCATCTCGCAATCACGGCCTCAGAAATGTCGCCCACCGGCATCTACTTCGCTCCCTTCGTCAACTTCTCGGATGCCCAAGCATCGAAAATAATGGGGACAGCGCGCACCGCTATGCAGACTGAGGCGTTGTACAGGAGGCGGCGGTCGGGTTGCATCTTCTGACGCCACGCCAGCGCGCTGACAACTCCCATCGCATAAGCACCAATTGGATAGGCTGTCTTGAGAAGATCGTTCAGGGTGTCAAGATACTGGTCGGTGATGCCGATGGACTGGCCCGATGCGTTGACCGTATGCACGTGCTGCGTCTTCGCTTTCAAAACAGCCTCGCTTCCTCAGTCCGAACATCCACGTACTGAGCAGATATCAGCACCGAACCAGCCTCCATCATGTCGTTCATCGCTTGGTCGCAGGGGACCAGTCTTACGCTCGAAATATGACGAGCCAACCGCGCGCGCTGTTCATCTGTTAGCGCGGCGACATCGACGAGCATACGTAGAAATCCTCCTTGCCCTGGCTTTGGCGGCTCAATAATGCGAATGGTGTCAGTGGCAAAGATTTTCATCCACGTGGAGTAGCGCTGTGCTTCGCGGCGGATGGTGGCGGTCATACGCGACTCTCCAGGATCTGCTTCGCCTTCTGGAGACGGAGGAACAATTCGTTGCTTCCGCTCTGTGAATCCGGGTGAAGTTTAGCGGCGGCCTTTCGATAGGCTTCGTTAATGAACGATGCCGATCCATCGAGAAGATAGTCCTTGGGAATAACTGCGTACCCCGCGATGAATAGTGCGGCTTCCTCTCGTGACATCTCACCAGCCGGGCCAGGCGCGGGCAGTCTAGCCCAGCCTTTGTATTGCTCGCCTGACTGAGTTACTCCGTAGCGATCCACCTTGCGCAGCGCTTCGAGGGCGAGGGCGATCGCGCGTAGGTTATCTTCCCATCCCAGGAACCGGTCGCAAGGGAAGGAGAACTCGCGAATCGATTCGACCCACTTGCCACCCTGGTAAGTACCCTTGCGCTGCTCAAACGAAACAATCACGCCGGGCTGCGACGGCCGCGCACTCGATCGCGGCCACCCATCGTTGCGGATATCGCGGCGGTCGAAGTATGCCTGGATGGTGATGTCCTTAGCGGACAGGTGCTTTAGTTCCGCTTCCAATAGATCGAGCGTGGAGGCGTACTTTGCAGAGAATGGGGACCGCTGGCGGCTTGTCGTCTTCTTACCGGGCCAGTCGGTGATGGGGACGAACCGAGCGTCGATCAAGAGCGCGCCTCCCTGAAGATCTTCTCCAGCCGTGAGATCTCTGCGTATACCTCGGGCTCTTTCATGTCGACGGCGGCCTTTCTAGCACCGTCGAGGATCGCCAGCAGTTTCGATATCTCGTCGCTGTCGAGCGCGACAGCGTACACTTGCCGGTGACTACGAGAATGGTTCACAGTAGTCCTCCTGCAGCCCGCCGTTGTTCGATGAAACGCTGTGCTTCGTGAGGCTGAAAGACTTCGACAATCGGATTGCGTGCATCTAATTCCGCGTCACGGTCGCGCCGCAAGATGCCCTGGGGGTCGTCAGGATCGTAGTCGTCATCCGGATCTAACAGTCCTAGCTCAGCCGCCAGTTCGCAGCAGGAACTGCATAGCGGAGGGTCCAGTTCTACCCAATGGCAGCCACCGCGGCATGCGCGTTCGTCAGTGCAGCCGCAGCCCACACAGACAAGATCGGCGGTTGAGACACATAGGGATTCGTTCATCGCGGCAATCTCCCCTGCACAAACGCGCAGAACGCGATCGCGCCCGCGACCAGCATGCTACCGAGCAGGGTCCACAGAAATGCTTCGGCGTAACGCGGTGCCATCGGAGGACGGGCCTTCATGCTGCACCGCCACGTCTTACGTAGGAATCCTGGATCCAGTGATTCCGTATCGCTGACTCAACCTGTAGCTTGGCGGCGAAGGCGGAAGATGCCCACCCCGAGAAACGGCTCGCGCTACCCCGCGGCATCGTAAGGCACCAACACCATGCAGCGTCCCTACAGACGTTGCTCCAATATCGAATGATGTACGCATGGCAGTCTGGATCACCCATCAGCACCAAATCCCACCGCTCGTTGCCCTTTCTCCAGTGAGGATTGGTCTTTCTTTTCAGAGGGCGGGCCTTCATACCGCACCCCGTTGATGCTGCACTACGCCGAACAGCGGGGCCACTTCACTCGCTGGAACGTTGGCCTTGTACTCCACGCGGATCGCGCCCATGTGGCTGTTCTGACTCTTGTTCTTCGAGGCGCGCTCCATCAGTTCCACGAGGTAGTCAGGATCGAGGTAGACGAGGAACGTCCCCTGCTTGTCGCGAAAGTTCGGATGCTTGGACGGCGGCCCCGCGATCGTCCGGATCAGTTCGAAACGCCGCTTCATGCCGCACCGCCGGGCTTCAGGTGTTTGCCAATCCACTCTGCTACTTGGGGTGGCGCTGAGTTCCCGAGCATTCGGGCGCGTGTCGCTTCAGAAAAGCCAGCAGTCCATCCCGCTGGGAAGCCCGCAAGGGCCTCGCGCTCTTCAGCGTCCAGGATTCGTAACCCGTTCCTTTGTTCCCAAATGTAACAATCACGGGAATCGTATCGCGTCCGGTGCGTAGTAAGAGCCGGAGTGATCTCCCTCGTGCCAAGGCGCGTCGTATAAGGCCCTCGACCATTCGCGGCGTCCGGAAACAGGTTGCGGACGCTTTCCTGGGTGGCTTGATAACGCCCGACAATGTAATCCCTCTGCCGAAGCTGGCCCGTAAGTGGCGAGGACTCGATGCGGATAGTAACCGCTCCGTATCCGAGGTAGTCCAGAGCGGCTTTGAAGTGCTGGACACTTGGTGCAGGAACATTCTCGCGGACCACCCACCAAGGGCGGCATCTTGCGACCACGGAGAGGAAGTAGCCGGACAAGTCGGGATGTTTGGAATCTCCATTTGAGCGGGCGTGGCTGTGCGCCGGACAAGGATCGCCTCCGCAGATGAGATCGGCGCGGACTTCGGCAGTCGCATCGAAATGCCGGATGTCCTCGTGCGTCCTGGTATTCGGCCACCATCGCTTAAGCACTTCAATGCACTGGGCATTCTTCTCGACTCTCCACACTGGCTTAAACCCTGCCGACTCGAAGCCACGATCCAAGCCTCCAATGCCGCTGAACAGCGATCCGTACGTCATGCTGCACCCCCAGACACAAAACCGCGGGACGAGCCCGTCAGCAGAACTCGCCACGCGGATTTGAGATGAGCGATGCATCGAATGACCGCGATACCGGCGGCTCGGCTCCTGACGTTGGACCCAACGTCTGAACTTGTAAGTATCGCAGCGGGGAACACGGAGGCAGTCAACCCCGGCTGCCCGCTGGTCAGCTTCGGGCGGCAGGTGAGACCCGAAGATTGGAAAAAGACGCGGGCACATTCGGACGCCTCGGAGGAGATGGCGGCTATGGCTCGCGTCTTCCGCTCATCGACGCTTGGTTGCGATGAGCGAGAACTTGATTTGAAGTACAGTGTTCGGATTGCATCGACTGTCAGCGAGGCGACAACCGCGGCTACCAGTGCGACTAACGCGACAACGGCAGTGCGCACAAACCGCTTGGAGGGTAGCAGGCAAATCCATGCGATGTCCCGAGCGATCCGCAGGGCTTTCCGCTTGCGCATGATTCCGTAGACGATTGCGGCTTCCGGCGTGTCTTGGATATGCGGATTGATCAAGCCGATCATGACTCCGCCTTCGTCCGACTCCCCAAGCACGATGCCGGTCTTCTCTTGCGCCACTGCGGCGGCTATTACGTGCGGTTCGCATCTCACGAGGCACGCTCCCTCGGCGCAAACATCGCGACGAACGCGGGATCGAACGGACGTCTCGATTTCGGCGCTCCAGCCGCGGCCCGCTCCACTGCATCCGCCAGATGCAGTGTGCTCCGAATGGGCCGCGCTGGAACGATTGCTCTGGTACTGGTGTTTTGGGTCCGCGCCCTCCTTTCTTCGGGTTGAGTGCCCCGTCTTTGTTTGCGAGCCAGCAGCGCTTGTCTGTCGTGCTCGCGAAAAGCTTTGTCGAAGGCGTTGAACACTTCGTTCAGAAGGAAATTGCGGTGCTCATCGTTGAACACGCGGTGCTTCGAGATCATGGGGGTCAAGCGATCACCTCCACATTGTCGAGAGGTACGACGACTGTCGCAGCCGTAATGCCGAGGCTGAGGACGCCATTAGGTGCGCTATCGACAGGCACCTCAAGGCCGACTGCAGCCACGATGTCACCGAAGACATAGGCGGCCGTGTTGGTCCTCGCCGTTCCGGTTGGCTCCCCCACTTTCTCATCGGCCCAGTAGCGCACCCTGGTGCCGATCGGATGCATGGCGTTGAAGTGGAGAGCGGCGCGATTCGCGTTGAGCCGCAAGGTAACGCTCGCGCCTTCGGGATTTTCGAGGTAGTTCATGCGGAGGCCTCTTCCTCGGCGATAACTTGAGCGAGCTGCTTCGGCGACATGTCCCGGAGGAAGACTATTTCTTCTCCCGTGCCGTTACACGCTCCACAAACTCGATAGTGGCGGGAGTTTCCGCACTCGCATTGGCACGGAACCTTTTTCTTGCCATGGCAGTCGTCGCACTCATAGACTTCGTGATCACGGCCCAAGAGTTCCATCGCCCGCTCGAAGAGTGCCACATGGTCGGAGGCGGCGATCTGCACAGAGTCGCCAAATATCAGCGGCGGGCGAAGGACAGCCATAGATAAATCAACGCCGCCGAGTCTCATGCTTCACCTCGCAGGTGTTCCCACACGGGGTTTCCGCCCATCGCCTTCCAGGTCGCAACGGATAGCTTCACGACTTCGGTGAATACGCCAATCGACATCGACTGCGGCGGGAAATTCATGCGCCTGGCGTAGAGCGCGGCGAACTCGCAGAAGAACTCGAGGTCGACCTCGGAGCTTCCGGGGACGCTGGAGATCGCTTGAATCAGCCGGTGAAGAGTGAAGCGCTTTTCGCAAAGCTCATCGACGAGTGCGGCGAGCGGCTTCCAGGTTGCGACGTCGAGAAAGACTCCGTTGGTATCTGACGCCAGCATAATCGCGGGCGTCGCTTGTGTTTCCGTGGTGACTGCGGTTATCATGACTGCGGACCTCACTGTTTCCTCGGTGATTCGTTGGCCTCGCTCCTTCAAAGCGGGGCCATTCGCTTTTTCTGGCCTACTTACCGCCCCGTCTTTCCCCCGGCTCCTGCCCCCGCTGCTTCACCCTGCCCGCCGGTCCCTGCAACGGCCGTCGCGTAGTTATCGAGGTCCCGTGAGGTTTGCGCCGCCCACTCCGGCATTGTGCCGTTCTTCGACGCGTCCTGCGCCCCGCGGGCTAACCCGGTTACGAGAGTCCGGGTCCGCGCCTCGACGCTTGTGCCCTTTTCGATCTGAGTGATCAAGTTACCCATTGATGCCTCCTGCTACCTGCTCGCCTTCTCCGCGCTCCAGCCGCGTGCTGGCCCCGTTAACTTACTCGAGTCCCCGAGTAAGTAAGTCGTTCAGTTCGGCTTCGCTTCAGCCTCTGCCTGCTCCAGCTCCTTCGACCGCCTGCCCAGCCAGATCCCCAGCGCCAGATACTGAGTCCCCACGACGTCCGCTGCGTCCGGCCGGCGCGAGACGATTTCCTTCGCCGAGTACCGAAGCCCTGCGACCATGTGCTCTACCAGGTCGGGGCATTCTGCGAGGATCGCGGCGAAGATCGGAGCGGTCGTTTTGTCGACCATGGCGCCGTTTTCGCGGGCCTCGAGCAGTGCTTCTCGCAGGGACTGCGCCATGGTCATGACACGCGACCTTCCGGATCTGCCGTAATGAGATTGGCGAGGGCAGTGAAACCTTCCCGCACTTCCGGGCGATTTGACGGGTCGGAGGCTTTCACACGAAGCGCTGCTTCGCCCATTGCCTTACCGCGGGCGCAGCCGCATAGCACGAGGCCGTCGCGTGTCTCTCCGGCAAAGACACCCCTGTTTACCGTGTAAGTGACGCGGATGTAGCCGGGGATTTCCGCGCATCGCTCACACGGACCAGGCAGCATCGTCGCACTCGCGACCGCCGGCGCGTTCATCGTCCGCCCGATCGCGTAGATGTCCGCCGGCGTCGGATACTCCGAATGTTCAGACAGCCAGACAGTTACGATCGCTTCGGCTTGGGCCTGGTTGACTGACGCGCCGACGATTGCAGATCGCAATTCGGAGAGTGCCGCGGTCGACAGGTTGTCAAAGAATCGAGTTCCCTGCAAACGACTGACTTGCTTTCCGCAGAAGCTAACGTTCTCGTCGGTGGACTTCATTTCGAAGCCCTCCGCATCAACTCTTCGAACGGGTCGCTTTCCGGTACCGGCAGCGCGGCATTGTCGCTCGCGAGCCAGTATTTCTGGAAGTCGTCGTGAGCCAGCTTGACCAGGATGCTTACCCCGTAGTTCTTAGGAACCCGGCTGTTCTGGTGGAAGAGTTTGCCGTCTTTGCCGCCCGCCCATTCGCAGAAGTCTTGGGGTGTGGCGTCGATGGCGCTGCAAAGCCCGGCGATGTCGGCGATTTCAGCCTCGCCGAGGAAGGACTTCCAGTGCTTGCGCGTGAGTGCGTTGAGCGGCGCTGTCCACTCTTGGGTGGTGGCATCGTCTGCGGAGGGAGGCGGGCAGAAAGTGAGGTCGAGGATTCGTCCGGTGTTGCTCGGCTTCAGCGACATGGACATGCTGAGGACTTGGCCGTTCTCGTTGTGGAAGCGGACGGCTTCGATGTCGAGGCCAAGCGAGACCGTGGTCGATGCGCCCGGTTTCAGTACCGGTGTCTGCTGCGAAAACATACCCTCGAGGGTAGGTTTGTGCCCGTTCCCTGAAACGCCGTTTCCGTTCGCCGTGGCACCCGAATAATCGCCATTCCTACCCTCGAGGGTATGTTTGGCAAATGTCGGCGTAATCGTATCAATGAGATGCGAATTTCCGCCACATGGTGACGGACCAGCGTACTTGGCCACAAGGCAGCAGGCCTCGCCGGAAGGGCAGGCTGCGGCCAGAGGAATCTCGACGTCCGAGTCCGGGACGCGGACCATGGGCATTCCCACCGGTCGGATGTCAGTCGGTATGTTAGTAGTGGCTACCTTAGGCGTGACCGAGCGGGGCGTTATCCGCTCGAGTGACCGCATCTTTTCGTAGTCGAGCCAGTACCACTCCTGGCCGTGCTTGCGGTCGGTCTTCAGGATTGCCAGCTCCTTCTCGAGGTAGGGTTTGACCTTGAGGGCGCCGCTTTCCGAGACGCAGCAGATCTCCGCGATCCGTTCTATGGTCAGCGGGATGCAGTTGGGCCGCTCTCCTCGTTGGCGTAGCGCTTCGGCGCTCTTGCCATACACTCGAGGGTCGAACTGGCCGCCGTAGGTCTCGTCGACGATGTATGCGACCAGCCTGGCGGCCGCCATCGAATCGCAGCCGGCCATGAACTGCCGGAGAACCTCTTTCGGAGTTTGCGTGAAGTTGCCGCGGTCTTTCATCGCCGGCGCCGGCTGCAGGGTCCAGTCGAACGATTGCTGGCCTGGCGATGACTGTTTTCCTCGGGTCCCAGCCATTAGGCCATCACCTCCGCAACGATCAGGCTCCGCAGTGACACCCGCACTTCGCCGTTCTGATCGTCCAGGCGCAAGACACGCCGGCGATCGAGCTGCGCGATCGCAACCCTGGCTTCCCATTGGTCGACGCCGTAGAGTTCGGCGTTGTGGATGACCGAATCGATCGAGACATAAGCGGCCGGCAGTTCCGCGGCGACGGTCAGCTCAATGACGGCCGCGACGACCACTAGCTCGTCGGGCGTCTGAGCGCCGCGCAACAGCAGTTCGTGGCCTTCGCGGGTCGAGGCGTCGCGATCAGGATCCTGTGCGCGATTGTGCGCATATGCGCAAGATGGGAAATTCTGGGGGGCGGGCGAGACTGCGCCCTGGGTGGGACTGGCTAGTGCTGACGTGGCCAAAGTTTGCTCGCTTTCTCTTGTCAAAGTGAAGCGAGCGGTGTGGAAGAGGAAGGCACCGCCCTCACATCTCCCGGGTAGTACTTTAGTACTGTTTGCACTAAATAGTACGTCGGGAAATCCGGAAAAACTTGGAGAACGAAACGCTGAGCGGCTACAATTCAGTAGTCGTCGGATCGAAAACGATCCTGGCCGCCTTTGTTCGTCCTTCGCGTGCAAACGCTGATTGGGCCCTCTTCCAAAAGTAGCTGGTCAGCGTTGACGCGGACGATGGGCGGAGGCGGCCGCATAAACCGCGGGCCTATAAGGTCGTGGTTTGGGTCCTCTAAGCGAAGCTGCTTTTGAAAAAGAGTGGTGGGCCTAAGAGAACTCGAATCTCTGACCTCTTCCGTGTCAAGGTAAATCCCCTCCACAGAAAAAAGTAGAGACACCGCTGCGAGTGCGCTACGAAAGAGACGCGTGAACGTCGTCACTTTGCGACCCCCAGCAGGCCCGCCGTCACATACGGCTCCTGGTTGGATTTAATCGCGCGCTCTTGTCGGGCGTAATCATCGAGTCCGTACAAGAGTGTAACATCCATTCGGGTGTGACCCGCAAGTCTCGAAGCCTGAATTGCGTCGGTTTTTCCGGCAATCGCGGTCACTGCTTCACGCCGAAACGCGTGGAAACCAAAACCTTTATAGTTAATGCCCAATTTTTCTGCGGCGGGCTTTAAAAAATATCTGCGGATCGATCGATCGTCGCGAGTTATGCCCTTCGTCGTGCGAACTTCGAAACAATAGCGCTCGCCGGCATCAGGTCCGGGACAGAGTTTGCTCAGCAAATCGGTCAGATTTCCGAACGGAATATCACGGTCCGCCGCTTCGCTTTTTGTGCGATCGAGGTCGCCGCGCCAGTACCGCTGCCGGATCAGGACCATCCCGCGATCCCAGTCGATGTGCTTCCAGCAGAGCCCAAGCACCTCGGAAATCCGCAACCCGAGGAACAGCGCGACCATGCAAACGAGGCGCACATCCGGCGGCAATGCGTGCAAAAGGCGCTTGGTCTGCTCCACAGACATCTTACGTTTCTCGTAACACGCTGTCTTACGTCCGGGATTTGCTTTTTGAGCGGGATTTTTCCCGTTATACGTGTCCCACAGATCGGCCCGGGTGAAAACCGAGCTGACCAGGTTGCGTAAATCGGCGCGAGTTGCCCATGAAAGCCCGTCTTTCGACTTGCTGGCGAGCCATTCGTCGATGCGGCGCCGGCTTACGTCCTCCACCTTCATGCCGGCAAACTCCGGCCGCACGTGGCAACGAAGCAGAGACGCATACTTACTGCGCGTCGGTGCCGAAAGGTTGGGCATGTAGGCCGTCTCGAAATCATTAACCAGGTCGCCAAAAGTCATCGGGGTAAGGCTTGTTGGGAAGCATAGTCGAGGAAGCGTTTAAGTGTCAATAAAAAACGCGTCAAGACCTCGGGGAAAGTACTACGTCGTTTGGTGGTAATCCAACCGGCTTAGCACTCGAGGGTAGATTTAACTACCTTCGAAGGGAGTTTTCGACCCAACTGGAGGGGAGTTTTCGGGGGGGCCCTCCTTATATGAAATAGAAACTCTTAAATAGTGAATATAAGAAGAGGGGCAGGCAGGCAGGTCAGGAGCAGAGTTGTGCCAGGGAGAAAGTGCGAGCCTACCCGCCGGCGTGCTCACCCCACTGATCCGCGAGGTCCTCAATTCCAAGCGCGGGCGGAGCTGCCTGCGGGGAGCCGGGATCAACCGTCTCAGCAATGCAGCATGTCATGCAGAAGATACAGCACGCCGGATCGCGCATCCGCTCGAGCGTCACGTCAACCGCTATGTCGCAGGTGATGGGAGCGCGGCAGAGCGCGGGCGTGTCAGGGCACTTCAGCCGGCCGCGTGGCCCGATGCGGCGGATGTGCCAGATCTTGGTGTGCTTGTAGTGGAATGCGAAGCTGAACTCGGGGGGCATTTGAGTCATCGTTCACTGCCCGAAAACGAGAGTCGACGCCCAGGCCGACAGGACTGAGCCGCACGCGCCGCCAAGGACGTAGCCTGCAAGGGCAACCTTTGATTTGGTGTCGGCGATCCGCTTGATGAGGGTGAAGCCGAGAAACGCGCAGAGCATATCTGAAAAGAACATGTGGACGTAACGCGCTTGTGCGGTCGATCGGTAGTTCCAGGTGATCGCGGCGTAGCTCAACGCCTGAACGCTGAAGAAAAACGTGAACTGACGAAGGGCTCTCATTCGCCTACGCCTCATACATGGTTCGGCACCCGCGCCTTATATCGCGTTGAAATTGTCGCGTTTTGTAGCGGGGGAGACGCCGCGCCAGCGGGCGCCGGCGGCGCGCCTCCCTCTTCTTGAGACAACAGCCCCACGCCTATGTAATCGTGTTTGGCGAGGTATTTATGGGGTGGGAAGTGTTGCGGGACTGTGCATCTAACGACCGTATGCGGCACAGGGAAACTGCCTAAGTCTTGTGTTTTGTTTGCGTCGTTTTCCGGGGAGGTTTCACATAGGTTTTCTGCACACGCGGTTTTTCGGTCTTTTGGCGGATTTTTCGCTCTGCGAGCGCTTTTCGGATTGTAGCCTGGGGAACTCCGAGTTCCTTCTCGATCTTGCGCCAGCTCATCCCCTTCGCCCGAAGTTCCTCGGCGACATCGCGACGGAAGACCTTCCGTGGCCGGCCGAGAATCTTCCCCTTGGCACGCGCAGTAGCCAGGCCAGCCTTGGTACGCTCGCTGATCCGGATCCGCTCCTGCTTGGCAATCCAGGCCGCGATCGCGATCATCAGTTCGCCGGCCGGTCCTGTTGTGCGGAAGTGTGGCTCAGTCAGCGATTCGTATTTCACGCCCCATGTGGCGAGGCGGGCGATGTAGATGAAGGTCTCGGCAACGCCCTCCCGGGTGAAACGGTCGAGAGCCCAGGTGAGCACCAGATCAATCTCTCTCTTCGCCGCGGCTGCGAACATATCCAGGAATCTGGCGCGCTCAGCCACGTCGCCGTGATCATGGTCGATAAACTCGACAACTTCCCATTCCTGCTTCGCCGCGTAGCGCCGGAGCTGGGAGAGTTGATTCTCCGTGTCCTGGCCCTTGTCTTTCGTCGAGACGCGGGCATAGATCGCGGCGGTGAGCTGCTTCTGGGGCATCTGCTTATCTAATCGAGTTCGCCGCGGCATTTTCAGGTGAGTGTCGCACACGCCCTTTCAAGTGCCCGGCGAAGGCGACGGCGCCGTGCGCGCCGCCTCCCCCACCGAACCACGAGAATTACGGCAACCGACAGGCACACAACGTACAGCGCCATCATTGAGCGCCTCTCGCCGGCGATCCGCTGCCGAACCCGTGAGCAAGCGCCCACACCAGCAACTCGCCGCGGTGGGTGAACCCGAGCCTCCGGTGCGTGTAGTGAATCTGCGCGCGCACGGTGAGTACGCTGATGCCGAGCCGCTCGGCAGTCTGCCTCGTATTGAGTCCGCGGGCGAGCTGCTCGACGATCGCGGACTGGGCGTACGTGATGGCTTCCCTGCCCGGCTGCCGGGATACTGGCCGCGGCAGTGGCTCCTGGAGGAAGCGGACGGTGGTAGTAGTGCTCACGATCGCACCTCCGGTACCGCAGCGAGGTACAAATCGATCCGGGCTTTGATGCCGGCGAGAGTCTCGGCGTAGGCAACCACGGTGTTGGCGGTCGCATCGTCGTCGAACCCGACACACTTTGCGGGGCGAGGTTCGATCTTCCGGACTGCCCGCAGCACTTGATGAGCTTTCGCAAGTTGTCTCTTACATTGCTCAAGTTCGGCGCCTAGCTCCTGGACGTCGTTGCCGAGCTGTCCGCAGACGTGGCATTGCTGTTCGTCTTCCGCCCAGGCTCCGGACTCGAGGGCTCCGGGCTGGTGATTGATGGCAAGTGCGCTCATCGGGCGGTCCTCACTTTCTGGTGCCGGCGGCGGGGAACCACGGTGACGGAAGCTCCGAGAATTTGCGGTATCTCCCCCATGCGTGAGAGCTGGTGGGCTGATATCGTGCTTCTGAGATAGCCGAGGCCTCCACATTTGCGGCAGTAGTTCGGCTGGCTGTCCTGCCCGGGCTGTGTGGCGCAGCTCGGGCAGGGTAACTGGATGTTGAGGATGATCACGAGCGGACCTCCTTCGATCCGAAGCCGTTGTTCAGGGCCCAGAGCACGAGTTCGGCCCGGTGGTGGATACCGAGTGCTTGGTAGACCGTCGAGAGTTGCGCTCTGACGGTGTGGAGGCTGACGTGGCGGAGAAGCGCGACATCCCGCGTTGTGTGGCCGCTTGCCAGCAGGTGGAGGATGGAGCGGTGGGAAGGACTGAGTTGTTGTTCCAAGGCTATTTCCTCCCCACGTTCGTCTTGTCGGTGATGAGGCGGGCGCCGGGCACTTCGGATTTCGCTTCGATGGCGGCTTTGATGGCGCGTTTGTCGGCCGTCAACGCCAGATCGCGCGAGGTGGCGGCCAGTACGGTGTCTCGTAGACCGTCGTCGAGAGCATTGAGGACGTCGTTCCAGAGTGCGGCGGGTAGCTTTACAGTGGCGGTCTTGTAGTCGAGCGGTACGGATGATTCGTCCGTTACTTCAACCGATGCCGGGCAGGTCCGGAGGAACAACACGCTCGAGTTCCCCTCGAGGCGGCGGTACTTACCCTTGTCGTCTTTGCCGAGCGATTCGATGGTGTAGGCGATGTATCCCTCGAGGCGGGCCTGGTCAGCTTCCCGGGCTTTCTTGAAGGCCTGCAGCCGGGAGATTTCGGAGGCTGCATAGGCTTGCTGCGCTTCGAGGCGGGCGAGGAACCCGGCGACGCGATCGCGCTTGTCGACGGCCGTGGTCAGTGCGGTCTGGAATTCGGCCAGGAATTGCTGTTCCTGCTCCGGGGCAACCAGCTCGGCTGAGTTCTCGAGAGCGGCTAGGTGCTCTTCGATCGCGAAGAGAGCCCCCGTAGGGACTCCCTGGTTGTGTTGCGGTGCAACGATCGCTATTGCCGCCATTGCGATGCACCTCCCTGATTCATGCGCTCGGAGAAAAGAGGATCCTTGCAGGCCTGGATGTAGAGAGTGTTTGCGATGCAGCGAATGTCCTCTGCCAGAAATTCGACCGAGAGCGGCTTTACCGGGATGCCTTTCGAGACTGCGTATTGCTCTGCCGTGATCATGGCGTCGATGCCTGCGATGAGGGCGGCGGCCATCACGGAACTGGCGCGAGTGTGGCCTTGTAGCGGCGGGGTAACATTGGGTTGCTGAGTGCTTGTCTGTTGAGTGCTCGACTGAGGCGCGGCGGGTGAATCTTGCAAGGATGAGGCCCGCTGCGCTTTCTGTTCTCTGACGTTGTTGATCGAGTTGGTGAGCTGGCGTGCCAGTGGTGTCGCGTCGATAGCGGTGGCTAGCCGTTCGAAGGTATCGCCGTTTCTGGCGGGCGGCGCCGGTTCGGCCGCTTCACTCAAGCGCTTCACTTCCCACCTGGTAACGTTCTGCTTAACGGTCTTGCAGATGGAAAATAGCTCCATCTTTTTGATGCCGAGCTTTTCAATCTGTTCCCCGACATGCAGGGGGACGTAAATCGTATCGTCACCGCAGACCGTGTACATCATCTGGTCCGGGGCGTCTGGGATGCGGGACTTCACTTGCTTCCCGCCGTCGTACTTCAACGCAACCTCAAGCGCTGCGTTTGGATCGAATCGTAAAACTGCCATCGTCGTTTCTCCTTTTTTCGCTTTGTGACACTTCACTGCAGATTTCGAAATGAGGCGGAAGGGTGGCGCCCTCTTCCAGTCGCCTTGTCCCTTCCCCTCTTTCGGAGCCAGTCACCGCCGTGTCATCAGTGACCGACCCAAACTTGTTCTCAAAGGCCCGGTTGTATTCGGCAATCAAAGAGTGCCGGTCCAGGCTCCAGTAACTCCAGAATTTATTCCCAAGCACATGGTGGGCGTGAGGCCCCATGCGGTGATGCGTTTCGCAAAGGGGGAGTGATTGCCGGTCCGGGCATTTCTGGCCGAGGCCGCGCTCGCCGACGTGCGCTGCTTCCACTCGCCGAAACGTTCCGCAGACCACACAAGCTTGCGTCCGGACCCATCGAAGGTAGCCTGCATCGCGAGCCGGATCCTGCTTCGGCGCTTTGTAGTGGCGGAGGATCAATTGATACCTCGCACGATCTTCTCGAGGAGCTGCACTGTGAGCGGCTCGTGGTGAAGCACGATCACCAGGCGGAGTACCGCGAAGATGCCCGGCATCGCCAGCAGTAACACCGCAACCCGGTCGAGCTTCGACATTACGAGGCCATCCTTTCGGGAAGCGAGACGAATTTTAAATTGGGGTCGAGTTCCGGGAGCATCGGGCGGCGCGGCGGCGTTTCCTCGCCCATCCACATCGGCATCGGCGCTTCGTCGGCGGTCTCGCACACCATCGCGGGAGCGAGTTCGCAGGCCGGGCAGCCGTTGCATTTGACTACGCGTGTCTGGTCGACGTCGATGTAGTATTCGTCGAGAATTCCGGAGCCGTCGCACTGGAGCGCAGCGTCCTCCGCGGCGATCCGCGCTTCGAGGGCGCGATACTCTGCTGCTTCGCGCTCTTCGTAGAAAGCTTCGAGCGCGTCATCTTCCTGCTGCATCAGCTTCGACATATCTTCCCAGCGGGTGACTGTTTTCATTGGGTTTTCGTTCGCTCCTTACTACTCTTTGAGTATGACATGCCCACGTGGGCATGTCAATCACAATTTCGCAAATAATTTAGCTGATGCCCACGTAGGCTACAATGTGGTCGTGACAAAGGAAGAGAAGTCGGCCAGCACGCAATCAATTGGTGCCCAGATGGTGGCGAGGCGTTACGCCATGATGACGCCTGAGGAGAGAAGTGCGGCTGCAAGTAACGCGGCTAAAGCGAGGTGGGCGGGCCACGATGCAAAACGTCCGGCGTCGAGCCGCAAGAAAGCGGGTGGGAAAAAAGCGGGGAAGAGTAAGGCTGGGAAGTTAGCAGCTAAGTAGGAGCGGCCAATGAATCTCTTCTGTCCCAAGTGCGGGCATCAAGCCGAGGGGTTCGAGAAATTCTGCTCCGGCTGTGGATGCCTTCGGAAGATCGAGCTGTTGGCTATTTCGCCCGAACAGCAACAATCGTATCCGGGCATGCCTTTATGGGCAGTGGCCTTCTGTGTATTAGGCGGCATAGTGGTTCTCGCAATAGTCGCTTACGAGATCTCACCCCCAACCCAAACCAGCAAGTCGACGCCACCAACTCCACTTACATGCCAGGAGATCCACCTGCTCCTGGACAATAAGCCGATAGCCCAACTGAGCCGCCGGGATCTTTCGCGGTTGCGCGCCTGCGAGAGCCTTGTGGGTGATGCGAAGTGAGCAATATGGCTGATCAGCTACTGCTGACTGAAGCGGAAAACGGCGCCGCCAGGTCGACCACTTTACCTGATTCAAAGACAGTCGATCGCTTCCATGTCTTGATGGCGTGGATTGCAGGTTCGCTTGCGCTGGTCGTGGGTATCGCGCTTCGAATTGAGTCCGTCTCGGTAGCCAAACTCGAGCTTGTGCAGTTCAGTGTCGTTCCGCTTATCGCTATCTGCGCCACAGCCGGTTACTGCCATTGGGCCGGAAACGACCGTCTGCGCGACGGATGCCTATTGATCGCGTGGTCTTCCCTTTTCGTCAACCTGCTCCAACTGCCGTCACTTGTGACTGCTCGGTCGGGTCTCCCCTTGGTCGATCCCCTTCTCGTGAAGTGTGATCGGTTTATGGGACTCGATTGCGCTGCCGTCGTGACGTGGACGCGGGCTCATCCTCTGGTCAATCTGTTCTCGACAGTCAGCTATACCTTCATGCAATGGCTGGTAGCGGCCGCGATTTTCGTCACATCGCTATCCGGTAATCTCAAGCGAGCCAAAGTGTTGATCCTCGCCACCAGCATCAGCGCGATCGCAGCTTCCCTAGTCCTCACGGTCATGCCAGCCGTCGGCCCATGGTACGGCTTCAACTTCAGGCCATTCCCCGAGCAGGCTACTTTTATGCGGGAATTTTATGCACTGCGGGCAAGCGGTCCGTTTTCAGCCGATCCGAATTACAAGGGAGGGTTGATTTCCTTTCCCTCGTTTCATGTGGCGCTGGCCGTGATGGCAGCTTACACTCTATGGCCTTACCGACGCTTGCGCTGGCCTGCGATTGTACTTGCCGCGATGGTTGTGGTCTCAACCGTCACAACGGGCTGGCACTATGCCACTGATGGAATTGCGGGAGCAGCGCTCGCGGTGGCCTGTATCCAACTGGCCCGGAAATGCATCGACGGTGAACATTGCGCAATGAAGGCCGGGACTGCTGAAAAGCAGTGTTCCGGCAAGCATACAACGTGTGGTTAAAATGACACGCTTAAGAGAAAAACCGATCTTAACTCAGCGGTCGATAGACGATCTAAAACGCGAATCTGAAGAGCTTGTGGACAGTGCGAAGGCTCTGTATCCGGATCTGCCGATAGCAAATTTGATCGAGAAACTTGTTGAACTGGCTGATCCCGAATACCTCGAGCAGCTCGACTCGGCACTGCGCGCTGCCCACTTTCGAAGGATCATCCGCGCTCGAGCGATGGCAAAATTGAAGTCGGAAAGGGAGGCGGCTTGGCTGTTCCCGGAAATCCGGCAAGCAGTACTGGTCCTGCCGACGAACATTCCGATCGCGAAGGATAAGACCGTACCCCGCGAGAAGATTCACTACAGCGACACCACGCGGTATCTCAAGATCTTGGATCGCGAGGACAAGGGCAAGCTACGCCATAGTCCAAAGAGACTTGCGATCATGGCGATCCGGAAACTATGGCCACGGAACAAACGAGCCCGCCGTATGACTCTGGGCGAGGTCGATGCGCTGAAAGCGACCGAGAAGAAAGATCCGATCGTGTGAATCTACCCTACAAGGGAGTTTCCGCTTTTCATCACTGCAGAACAGCGGAAACAACACCATACCACCCTCTAAATCAGAAGCGCAACTAAAGTTTCAGAAATAGGTCGCGCTCTGCTTCACGGCGACGGAGCAGGCCTTCGAGGACGTGTCCCCCGGCCTGGTCCCAGCGAACGAACTGTTGAGCCGCCGCGGCCGTCTCGCCGGCATTCAATAGGCGCAAGAGCGTCGATCCCGAGAAAGCGCCGCATCCCAGATTGAATACGAAACTCACCAGGGCATCAAACTGATTCTGCGTCAGGGCAGGTCCAACTTTTCGGTTTACGCAAGAGACGGCCGTCTGGACATCGAGCTGCAGCCGGGCATCCGCCTGCTCTTGAGTGATGACCATACCCGGACGGACTCCGAGGGTCGAGCCGTAACCGATTGTCCAGACTCCGACCTGGTCCTGGTAGGCGGCCAGGCGCAGTCCTTCAAAGCGCTTGATAAGCCCAAGCCCGGCTTCGGAAATGGAATAAATCATGGAAGAGTTACCGCCCGCTGCGAATCGCCCGCAGCGCGTCGTTCAGCTTCGACTTGAGACCGGCGTTGGCGATGAAGCCCGGGTACCCGTCGTGCTTGGTGAGGTTCACTTCAAGGGAGTTTTTTGAACCCGTGAAAGTGAAGTCGGCCGCCACCTTACCGTCGATGGTGGAGATCGAGCCGGTTGTGACGGAGTCGGATTCCGCGTTCTCGTGGATGAGGACCTGGTGGGACGAGATGAGTTGAGCGTCAAGTTTCTGGAATTCTGCGGGGGTGAGGGTAAAGGTCATGTTGTCTTCGTTTCTATGGAGGTTTGAACGGCTTCCGCAGTCGCTCCGCCGTTGCTGAGTGATTCGGTTTTAACCGTTGTGGAATAGGTGGGGGCAGCGCCGCTGTCCTTACTTGCAAACCCAATCACGCCCCCAGCGATGCCGAGAATAGTTACACAGGCACTGAGGTCGATCTTATGGAACAGCAAGCCGATTACGGCCAGGATGCATACGATGCCGCCGAAGGTTGTCTTAGGGTCTCTGAACATAATTCCTACTTCCCCCCGCCCGGCTTCCAGACGATTCCCAGCTCGAGGATCGGGTTCCAGCCGCCGAGGCTTGGAATGTAGACGACCCTTGCCGGAATCATGAGCGCAAGCGATGCGTTAAGGTGCCGTACATAGGTTGCAGTCACCGCAGCTGAGACACTGAAGCCCGGAGTTCCGCCGCTCGGCAGCACGACTCCCGCATCAGCCCCGAACAGCCCCATATTCTTGGGGTCCTGGTAGATGACTTTGTGGAAGCCCTGCCGGAGGCTGGTGGTGAAGATGTATCCCGCCTTGCCGTTGATTGTGGCTTTCACGGGGAAGATGTCCGCCGTGGTCGATTCGTAGAGTCCGATGCTCGATGCAATCGGGATTATGGCCGATCCCCAGAGGTTGGCTCCGACGAACTGGTTATATGCCCCGCCAACGGCGATATAGGACGGAAGCTGCAGATTCGCGAGCTGTGAGGCGGTGGTGGTTGGTGGCGTCTGCGAGGAAGCCGGGAGGCATAGGCAGGCGCAAAGGGAGAGCGCCGCCGCGACAATGCGGTATCGAGTGAGCATATAGAAATCCGGGGTTTAAGGTAACGACGAAAAACTGCGGAAAATATGGCGTTGTTTCAGGTGACGATGAAGATTCGGGGCGTCGGATGCGGCGGTGCAATCGGCGCCAGGTCGCTTAACTCTGTGCTGGTGAGGATGCGGTTCCAATAGCCGATCAGCAGAATCTGGCCGTTGAAGAATTCACCGATGGACGTTCCGCAGAGCCATGCAGGCGGCGAATAATTCAGGGCCCCAGTAGCTACGGATGACGGATCGTTCACACCCTCGAGATAGAATCCCGTTGCTGAGTGAACGCCATCATAGGTCAGGGCCGGCTTATGCCACGTGGTATCGATGGCGGCCGTGCCAATGGAGCCCGGGCCAAAGCCTCCGTTAAACACGGAGTTGTACCGGACTGACCCGTTAGTTGCTCCAAAGCGCCAGTTGAGCCCACTGTCCCCGATGATGTTCTGGTCGGTTGATGTGCTCGACAGCCGGCATATGGCAAAAAACGAGTGTTCATCGGTTGCAGGGATGCTGCCGACACTCGCGATATCGAACCGGGCATTAGTGAACGTCAGAGCCGGGTTGCCATTGTACTGGCCGCTATAGTAGACCGCGTTGCCGGTCGAGATCCCGGAATTCCGGGTCGCAGTGTGGCCGTTGCCTGTCGAGTCGGCCCAAGTTGTTACGGTTGTGCCGTCAGCTACGGGAGTAATATCTCTGGCATCAAACCACCAGTGAAGATCGGTAAGTAGAGAGCCTGTTGGGAGTGGCATTTGTTTCGTTTTACGGTCCGACTGAGAACGCGCCAACCTGGGAAGATACGCTGCTTGGAGTGACAAATGTGATGACCAGCAGCCCGCCGGCCCCATTGCCCCCGTGTCCGTTCGGGTATCCGCCTGAACCTCCGCCTGCTCCGTAAGTGCCGCCATTTCCGCCGAGACCGCCGTTCGCAGCAGATCCGCCGCCGCCCCCCCCCCCGCCGCCTCCAGAGCCATAACTCGCGGTATATTCGACACCGTTTCCGCCAGCGCCACCTGCGCCTGGCGCGCCGCCGCCTCCCGTTCCGCCTCCACCGCCAGAGCCGCCGGAGCCGTGTGATCCACTGTTCCCGGGGTTCGGAGTTCCCGTGTTGGTGGAATTTACTCCGGCGCCTCCGGCTGTTCCGTCAGTTGCAGTGCCGCCTGCTCCAGACGGATCGGAACTGCTCGACGCGCCGCCCACTGTTGAACTTCCACCATCCGCACCGCCGCCGCCCGCGCCATTGAATGCACTCGTAGCGCCACCGACTCCGCCCTTTTTTCCAGCACCCACTGACCCAGCCGCTCCGCCACCGCCCGCGCCAGCGCGGCTATTACTGCCATCATCGCCGCCAGCTCCACCGGAAAATGCTCCCGTACTCGGCGTGCAGCTTGCCGCCGCTCCGCCTGCTCCGCCCGTGGTGCTATTGTCGTGGCCACCGAGTCCCGCCTTGGCTACCACCACAGTCGTATCGAAGGTGGTATCTGTTCCGTCCGCTCCGTTTGAGCCAGCCGATGCGCCACCCGCGCCGCCTGCTCCGACTTGGATGGTCATAGAAGCGCCAGGCGTTACCGAGATAGTACTCTTAGTCGCATATGCCCCGGCCCCACCGCCGGCGAAACGAGCATTAGGCGCATTGCCGCCTCCGCCGCCCCCGATCGCTTCTACTTTCGAAAGCGAAGTTACTCCGCCGGGAACCGTCCAGGAGGTTACTGTTCCCGTGCAAAACACGATGGTGTTGCCCCCGGACGTGGTCGGTGAACACTGCCCAAAAAGAGGAAGGAGGCTGGACAAGATCAGTAATAAGGCAAGCTTCATCGCGTCACTCTCCAGTTGAGCGTCACAGCCCCGGGCGTGATGCTGCCGCTCGTGTTGTTGCAGACCTTGAAATTGACGTTCCCTGCGGTTGGATATTTGATGATCGTCAGCATCCCGCTTGAACTGGCAGAGTATCCTGTGGTGCTAGTGGGGTCGACGTTGAAGTCTGTGATTACGTTGTCGCCGACGAGTGTGCCCGTTCCGCTGGTCGAGGCCGCAGTTCCTACAGCCCGGTCCATGATGGCCGTCGTACCGTTTACCGAAATGATCCTGTAAGTTCCAGTGGTGAAGCCCGTTCCGCCCGAGATGACGAGCGAGCTGCCGAGTTGCCCTGACGAGAACGCATTCCCGGCGCTGGTGAGCTGATTCGTGTTGGAACCTGACCCGATCACCAGATCCGTATAGGCAATGTCCACGGCGACGTTACTGGCGCTGACGGTGACGACAGTGGCGCAAGTGGCAGACGCGATCGCGCTGGTCCCGAGGGCCGCAGTGCCGGCCGCTACCGTGATCGAGTTGTTGCCGAAATAACAGGTCGTCCCGGACGAGGTTTTGCAGTTGACCGTGCTCGATCCGCTATCGGCCCACAGCCGCACAAATCCGCTGGCTGGGCTGCCCGGAGGAGCCATGAGCTGAAGGTCCAGATAACCGATGACTTGGAGAGCCCACAAACAAACGGGCAATGCGAACGCAACTAAGAGGGCAGTACTGAATAGCTTTTTCATAACGTGTTGTTGGTGCTCAACCGAGAACTGTGACTGTGCCGCTGAACGAAGATCCGAAACCGAGTATTACGGTGTTGGCATCTGACGCGGTGATGGATTGGGGAGCCACTCGAACGGGCGGGCTGCCCGCGTCGTAAACCTGCACGATCACCGCAGTTGATCCCAGGCCGTGGGTAACGGTGACGGAGGTCTGCGACGTCCAGCTTGCGAAATAGGATTGTGCCGGCTTGGCTGGTTGGGCGAAAACCACTACCGATCCAGTGAAAGCCGCTCCGAATGCCAGGGTCAGGGCGCTCGTGCTCGTCAGGCTAATGCTCTGCGGCAATACTTCGATACCCGATCCGTCAAAGACTTGACAGAACACGTTCAGCGTTCCGAGATTGTGCGTAACGGTGACGGAAGTCTGCGAAGTCCAGGAAGTCGTATAAGTAGTCGGGAACAGATTCTGCGTGACAGGCGCAATCACGACTACCGAGCCCGTGAAGGCCGCGCCAAAGGCGAGCGTGACAACACTCGAGCTCGTGATGGTGATGCTTTGCGGCGCCGATTGAACGCCGGCCGAATCGTAAACCTGCACCAAAACCGAAGTAGTTCCGAGGTTGTGCGTCACGGTGACGGAAGTCTGCGAAGTCCAGGAAGCCGTGTATTTGGCGAGCGTAGGGACGGGCGGAAGATCTCTAGCCACTAGCGCGCGCAATCCGACTGCCCCGGTTGTTCCATCGGGGGTAGCTAAGACTTGGTTGGCTGGTTCGCCGCTCGTCGCTGTAACAGCAAGCGTTCCTGTGCTAGTGACAGGGGATCCCGAAACCGTTAGCCATGAGGGAACGGTGAGGGCCACGCTGGTGACCGCGCCTGCTCCCGTTCCAGGCGGAACAGCGAAGGTCCCGTCTGCTTTCAGGTACTTCCCTGCTGCCGCGTCTCCAGCGCCAGGAGCGGGTACTGTGCCCCTTACGCCGCCGCTGCCCGAATCTCCTACGAAATCCGAGATGTCCAAGGTCCGGTTAGCCGAAAGATCACCGCCGCCGGTCAAGGGTGCGGTGGTGGAGATTGTGCGGGAAGTGGGGACTTTCGCGGCCAGGTCCGTTACGAGGTTGGTGACACCCGATTCAGGGATGGCGGGAATGTCTGCCGCAACCAATGCCCGGTAGGTTGGAGTCGCGGGGCTGCCCGTAGCAGGTCCGGCTTTGACCGTATTCGCCGACTGAGTATTGTCGGTGATGGCGAGAGTGCCTGTGCTCGTGACGGGAGAGCCCGAGACGGTCTGGTCGGACGGGACCGTGATTGCGACGCTAGTAACGGTTCCCCCGCCTCCTCCGCCAGAAGCCTGGTAGGTCGGGCCCGTTCCAGACCCGTTCGAAGTGAGTACGTATCCTGATGGGCCCGCCGCAAGCCTGGAAGGAGCGCCGGCAGCCCCGCCGACGATGATGTCCCCCGCCGTAGTCATCGGGTTCAGCATGCCGGTGGAGCTGATCGTGCCGTCCATCAGGACCGTGATCGTCGTGCCGTCCGGAATCACTACGCCGGAGCTGCCCGTCGTAGCGATGGGCAGAATCTTCCAGTCCAGACCTGTGTCCGTCGAGCTGTCGGCCGTCAGAACCATGCCATTGGTGGCTACCGGAAGCCGCGCATCTCCGCCCGGGCCGAAGGTCCATAAATCGCCCTTCAGAATGAGCGGCGATTTGTTGCTGATCCACTGCCAGACGGTGCCGTCATAGAGAACCACGGCCATGTCGCCGGCTTGCCAGTCGCCCGGCTGCAGATCCACAAGTCCGAGCTTGGTTTGTTTCATCACCGGAATCGGAGCGCTTCCGCTCACGACAAGCGTTGAGACGCCACTGAATGAGGGGGTCACGCCAGTGTTGGTGTGCGCGATCTTGATGACCGCGATAGCGCCGGCGAGGAGGGACGGCGGCGGGAGTTGCACCATCTCGTACAGGTTGAGCCCGGACAAGATATTGGGGCCCGTGCCAATATCGGGTCCGTAGATAAACGTTTCCTGCTGGATCTGAGCGGGTGTGACGCCGGCCGGTGTTCCGGTGCCGTAAGTGCTCGCCCGGTAGCCGGGAAGTACGAAGCCGACGCCCGATAACGTGGCATCTGTGGTGCCGGGAGCTGTGGCAGTGAGGATATCGCCCGCAGTGAAAGTAGTGAGCGTGCAGGCGAAAGTGAAAACGCCGCTCGTCGAAATACTGACCGATCCCATGGAAGAACCGGCAGTTCCCGCCGGGCTGCCCGCGGGGACTTTGTTGAGCGTGTAGGTTGCGGTGCTAGTTGGATTGGCCGCAAGGAAGCCGGCTGCGTCTGTGCCGCTTCCGGTGGAGCTGAAATCGACGGGGAAAGTGACCCCGGCGGGCAGATCCGCTGGGCATTCCCACTGCAAAACGATCTGGCCGGCATCGGGTTTGCCAGGTAGGAACGTGACCAGATGATAGGGTTGCGTCGGAGAGCCGCTGATTCCGTCGCCTGAGCCGCCGCCGATCCATTGCCAGACATCGTTCGGGTGGTCGTAGACCACCCACACGATTTGCCCCTCCTGCCAATCGTTCGGCGACAGGTCGACCAGGCCGGTGGCTACCAGTCCGCTGACGGACTCCTTTTTCACGTCTCTTGTGAAATCGCCCCCCTCTAGAGCGAGAGTGAGAGTCGATGGGCCCGTGTTGGTATGGGCTACCTGGAGCACTACCTGGGAGCCGTTTACGATCCCAGGCCCCGGGGTCTGCATGCAGATATACACGTTGGCTGAGGGCCCTGAGTCGACCGCGAAAGTATATTTCTCCTGCTGTACGCCGATCTTCGTCGCGAACTGGCTAAGGTCAGGGACGGTAGCAGTCTCGATCCAGATATTTCCATCGCTGTGATAAGTGACGGACTGGTACGGCAGTTTGAGAACCGCGGGCCCGTCTACCGGTATGCCGTCTGCGTCCTGCAGGCCGTGGCCGCCCTCGATGACAATAGCTGTTTTATCGGGGGTTATCTTGATAAATGTGAGGTTCTGGTTGGGGAAGCCTGAGGCAGCGGGCAGCGTCAGCGTAATTTCGTCGGGGGTCGAAAATGCACTTGTGTCGACTTCGATCGTCCCGTCGTAGGGAGTGATTGTCGTCGTGCGTATCGTGGGGGTCGCGACGAAAACGCGGGTGCCCTGCGCGCCCGGGATGTAGATGCTCCGGATGGGAGCGAGATACTCCGGCGCAAAGTTGCCGTTCTGGTCTTCGGCGAGGACTTCGATTAAGAGGGATTGGCCAAGGAAATTGTCGACCGGAATCGTCCCGATGTCCACTGGATTGACATCGAGCGTCGACACTGAAATGGGATCGCATTCGTGGTCATAGCTCCACTGCTGTTTTTCGATCCAGAACGTTGTGCTTGAATCCGGGGTAGTCGTCCAGGTGCCGTCGATCGTATAGGCGCCACCAGCCCCTGACGTGATGACTCCGGTTTGCCCTGCGCCAGTACCGCCCACCAGGCGGATCATGTTACCGGTTTGATCGGGTACCGAGCCGAGGCTGGTAGAAGCGATGGAATTGGACGACCAGGAGGTAGCTTGCGGCAAGCATTGGACCCAATCCCCCACTACGAGCGGGCCGATTGTTGCCAGTGGGACCTTAGCGTCGAAAAGCGGACTGGGGACGGTGAGATCGTGGCCGGAGACTAGCATCAATGTGCCGGCGATGCCGAGCCCGTCCTCCGTCGTGATGGTCGTCCCTGAGATGGTTGCGACCTTCGAAGCCCCCTTGGTCAGGGAGCGGAAAGTTCCATTGACGGTCAGCGGCTTGGCGCGCAACCTGAACCGGTAAAACGAGGGATCAGGCGGACCATAGCCGCGCACCCCGACTTCGTCGAGCGGAAGCGACGTCAGCGTGATGGTGGAAGAAGGCGAGCCTGCCTGACCCGTGACCGACTTCAGCAGGAATTGGGAAGTCCCGAGAAAGACGTCGTACTTAACAGTGCTCGGATCAAAACTGATCCCGTCAAGGGTGATCGTGCCTGTACCGGCGAGGGTGGCATGGACGAGCGCGGAGCCGAGAGAATATTGATTGTCAGAATCAATCCCGCAGATCTGGATGACGTAATCGCCAGGGGGAATAGCCCCCGATGCTGTGCTGGTCGAGGCCGTAATGGGGACTCGCGGCGCACTGATCGCAGACAAGGAATTGATGGGCCGGATACCCGAGACCGTGATGCTGTTGAGCGGAGTGCCGTTCTGATAGTTGGTAAGGCCCTGCTGCAAGGCGAAAGTGCTCGATCGCTTGTAGAGGGGATCTCCGATGACGGCCGTGCCGCCACCCCCGGTTGAGGTCGCGGTTCCTACCGCCCGATCGAGGACCGCTTCTCCACCGGAGATGGAATTGATCCAGTACGTGCCGGGGGTGAAGCCGGTGCCCGAGCTGACTACGACCGGAGTGTTTACCTGGAGAGCAGTGAAAGGATGCCCGATGCTGGACAGGTGGGTGTTGGTAGCCCCGATCACCAGATCCGAGTAAGTAGTAGTTGTCGTGACGGGAATCGCCGCATCTGGCTTCCAGGGGATCGGAGGGCCGTTTGTGCTGCCGCGGAACGGTTGCGTGGTGATCGGGACGGTAATCTGCTGCAGGCCGTCGACGTACCAGAGATCGTTGTGCCAGGCGCCGCGAATCTCCCACTTTCTACCATCGGTGCCGACGGGCTTTGCCGAGAGCACGCGGAACTGCTGGGCGATGAGGCCGGTGGCCTGCCAGGAGATGCCGCAGATGTAGCCCGGACGCGTCGCAAGGTGCACGGCCCGCATTGAGGTCGTGAACTTGAAGCCGATGCTGCCAGTATGGTCGCCGCGAGTGTTGCCGGTCTGCGCTTTGTTGAGTAGCAGGTTCGCCAGGCGTCCCGCTTCATCGAAATTGCAGGGGCCCAGAACTTCGAGCGCCAGGGGTAGTTCACGCTGTCCGGAGGACGGAAGGGCGTCGGTGTCGGTCTGCTTCAGTGAATCAGATTGCCACTGATTGTCTTCGTCCTGAAAGCCGATCGTGAATTCGTTGGGCGTGTTATTCAGCGGCTCTGCGGTGTATTCGAAGGAATCTGGGTCGATCGTCGATTCGTCGAAGAGATAGGCCAGATAGCCAACGGGGAAAACCCCGATCCCCCCGGTGCCGTTTGCATGGATGGAGACGACTTGGGTGTTGTAATTGCTGCCGGGCACCAGGTCCGGCTGCTGATCCGCCAGCGTCTGCTCGATATAGCAGCTCAAGCCCGATTCAATCGATGAATGCAGGATCAGATTGCAGGACCGGCGAAGCATCGTGATCGCCTGACTCGCGGGCAGGCGGGATTCCAGGGCAAACGACGAACGCCAGCGCGCATGAGTGGCCGAAGCTCCGGTCAGGTCGGTATAAGTGACCGGCTCATCGCAATACGACGCGGTGGTGATGAAGGTCTGGAGGTTGATTTCGGCCATCGACCAGCCCGTCTTGCGCAGCAAGTCGAGCAGATGCCAAACCGGGTTGCTGCTGGAATTGTTGTAGTAAATGAAGCCGCCGGTGCCGCTGCCGGTCAGTGAAAGGCCGGAAGTAACGATCGTTCCCGGAGGTCCGAACGTCCAGTTCGAAAGCTCAAACGTTCCGTTGAATGCGGAATGCGAGTTGCCGACGATCGTGACGCTAAACGGAGGATTTCCTGCACAATCGACGTTGGACACACCAGTCGGCAGAGTGAACGTGATCTCGCCGCCCGAGGCCGCCGCAGTTGCGATCGGGTAGGCTTTGCGAACAACAGGACCTTGCACCAGGACGCGCAGTGTCGGGATGGAGCCGGGGCTTCCCAGTTCCGCCGGGATCACTACTTCGATCGCGCAGATCGAGCCGTAGGGGTCGCCCTTCGAGTCAAATATGGCATCGCCGTTGACCTGGCCGTTGCGTTTGCCGGTGTTGACGTACCGCCAGGTGAACAGAACATCGGCATCGGAAGCCGGAACTTCGACGCCGTTGCAAATGACTTTCAGGATCCCGCTCGTCCCGACGTCGCCCAGACAGACAATCGCCTCGAAGCGGAGAGAGTTCGGGTCGGCGGCCGGCGCGAGAGGCAGGGCGTCCACCCATTGCGTCCCGTACACCCACGGAATCACGCCGTTGTATTTCGCAGGGTTCGCCTGGTTATAACCGGGTTCGCTCGAATGGTAAGTGCGGCCCGTGGTGTACTGCGTCCCGACGAACGTGGTCGGTGCAACCCAGGTAACGCCGCCAAAGCGCCCTGTTGTTCGGCTCGACGAATCGACCGTGAACATGCCGCGCTCGACGCACGATTGCTTGGTTAAATCGCAGCTTGAAAAGGGAGTCGTGCCGGTCTGGTAGTTGCCGCAAGCGTTCGGCCCCGTAGCATCCGGTGAATAACCGCAGCGATAGTAGATCGAATCCTGATTGTCGGCGCCGTCCTGCCGTTGATCGGCTGTGGTGGGGAACTGCCAGGGGCAGCGGTAAGAAATGGCGACGCTGGGAATCTTGATCTGCTGCGCGTTGACTTTACTGGTCGCCGTAAGCGAGATGTTGGCTCCCTTTTTGGTCGGGTTCTCGCACAAAAACTGCCACTGAATCGCGTCGGTCGAATAAGCCTGCGTCGGGATGTCGTAGAGGACGAAGGTCAGCGTTGCCGTAGCGCCGCGCCAGCCGTGTATCCCGGCTTTCGTGGTCCAGATGGTGCTGGCCGGATCCGCAATCGTCAGCGTGAAGGAGGGAATCTGGTCGAAGCCCGCCTGCGACATGGCCTGGATGGCATCGATATTCGAATCTGCCAGCCGGCAT